CAATCTTTCGTGCTTTTTTGATGCTTGACCCCGAGACCCTGACCCGGTTGCGCCGAACCGCCGCTGACGGGAACGCCCATGACCTGCTGCTCCTGCACCTGCTGGAGCGGGTGGAGTCGCTGGAGGCACGGCCGATCCCCGGTTCCTACGTTCTGGTTGCCGACCACGTATTCGGCGCTACGAAAATAGCCCCCAACACTGACCCGCTGGTGACGGAGGATGGATTGGTGCGCTGCTATGCGCAGGCGATCGAAGATGCCGTTAAAGCTGGCCACGGCATTGATGGTGCGGACCCTGATGCAACGGCATGGTCCGACGCCATTGCCGCCGCCCGCGCCGCCCTGGCCCAGCCGGAGGGGGAGGGGCCCTATGACCTCACCCGCACTCTGCTGCGCCCGGCCTACGAGCCTGGAGACGGATCCGCAGACGGCGCCCAACTAGTCAACCTGGCATGGTGGCATCCGGTCATGGGATGCGACTCGCTGCAGATCGTGGTGGACAACGCCCGCGCCGCCCTCGCCCGCTGGGGCGGCCCCAGCGCCCCGCCAGCGCCGGAGGGGGAGCATGCAGGCGGATCAATCAATGATGAGCAGCGCGAAGCGGTGCGTGCAGCCGTGACTGAGGCACTGGGGAATGCCTACGACTGCCTGCGCGTATGGGAGGCCTGGCAAGTCGGAACAATGGGCCCCGACGATTTCGCGTTAGTAGCGGAAGATGATGATCGCGTGGCAAAGATTGCCGATGCTGCTATTGAAGCGATGCGCCCCGCCACCCCGCCCGCGCAGGGGCCCGCGCCCGACTCACCTGCCGAGGCCCTTGCTGCTCGCCGGCTGCTGCAGGAGGTGGCCCGGCTGGATAACTCGGCAGGAATAACCGTTGCCGAGGTGCGCCAGTTAGCGGCGCACGCCGCCGCGTGGCTGCGCGAGAACCCGCCAGGTCAGCCGGTAGCGATTGAGCCCCGAGGCTGCCCGTTGCCGGGGGCCTGCTCCTGCGTTGTGCCCGGCGCCCGGCCAGCGCCGGAGATGGGGTTGTTGGTGGACAGGCTGAATCAAGTGGCAGGCGACTTTGATTTTTTGTGCAACAAAATCGTCAATGGAGAATGCCGAACTCTGGCCTGTCTCCAGCGCGGTGGTTATGACGATGAGCTATGCCGTGCCAGAGGTATCAAGCCCCCGGATCCGTTAGTGGCGACATGCCCCGCGCTTGAAAAGGCTGGTGCTATGCGTCGCGCCGCTACCCTGCTCCAGCAGCTATCCGCGGTGCCGGTGGCGGTGAGTGAGCGGCTGCCGGGGGAAGGGGATTGCGATATGGAGGGGAGGTGCTGGTGGTTTTCGCCTCCTGCCTGTGGGGCCCACAAGATCCGCCGCAGGGCCTGCTGGACCCTTGACTCGGAAACCATGGAAGGAGACACTCACTGGCGCCCCGCCAGCGCCATCCCGCTGCCCCAGGCCGGGGAGGTGAAGGCGTGAACGAACCACTTTCCCCCGCCGCTCAGGCGGTGCTTACTGCCCAAGCCAAGCGTCGCTGCTTATTTGAATGGAGCAACGTCAACGATTCCCCATGCCACCCAAGTGACCCCGACTGGAACGGTTGCGTTCAGTGCATAGATCGCCTTGGTGTCGCAGCCGCCCTCTGCGCCGTTGCGGAGCAGGTGGTGCCGGAAGAAGGGCACACGCTACCCATCCACGTTCCGTCGGCCGAGTGGCTCCGATTTGATGAACGCAAGAAAATCCGCGCCGAGATCCTTGCCATCGCCGCCGAGCTGGAGGGGGCCAAAGTCTGAATGCCTTCCCGACCTCCCCCGCTACGTCCGCCAGCGCGGCGATGAATGGCAGGGCGCCGACCACCAGAACGGCCCCTGGCGGCCGATCCCCGCGCCTCAGGCTGGGCTGCCGTGGAAAGTTGATGGACCGGCTGTGCAGAGCAGGGAACCGGCCTCCGTCGCTCCCGAGACTAACCCCACCCCAGCCGACCGCCTGGCCTTGGCGGTGTGCCGTGGCGCTTGCCCAACCGGTGGCCCATGCCCGGTCGAAGCGATCTGCAGCGACTGCCGCCGCGACTCCGCCGCCGTTGCCCACGAACTGGCCGCCATTCTCAGGGAGCGCCACGGCAGCAGCACCACCGCCGACTTCCTTGACGGGGTGGGATGCCACGCGCCGGGGGGCGTGCAATCGGTGCATCCATGACCACCCCTCCAGCCGAATGCCCCAGCTGCCACGGCAACAGCTTCCGAACAGCTGACACCCGGCTGAATCGAGATGGCCGCCGCCGCCGCCGGTATCGGTGCCACAGCTGTGAGCATCGGTGGACTGTCTGGGAGGGCGAGCGCAGCCAGTCGCCACCCAAGAAGAAGCAGCGCCGCCCGCTGAGCCCTGACGAAGTGCGCCTGATCCTGTTGTCCGCGTTGAGCAGCTGCAGCCTGGCCAGGCAGTTGGGCTGCTCCCATGAGGCGGTGTGCTCGGTTCGCCGCGGCGACACGCACGCCCAGCTCTGGCCGGAAATTCCGCGGCAGCGTGCCAGGACCGGCCCCTCGTGCTTTGACTGCAGCCGCTGGCGTGGGGGAACGGATCCCTGTAAGGACGGGGTGCCGGAAGCGAAAGCCAGCAACCCCGGCTTTGCAGCCGAATGTGAGCTGTATGACCCGCGTGCGGGATGAGCCAATCCCTGTCAGGATAGCCACAGAACAACCACCCTTTGCCTTGGTCTCATGCACCAGCAATCTCCGCCGCCTCGCCTACCTCTCGCGGTGATCCTGTTCCCTCGAATCAAGCCTGAGGAGGAGCCAGCGCGATCTGGCGTGGCGAAGACGCCTGACGGCCCGGAGCTCGCTGCCACGCCACGACAGATCCTTGCCCGTGCCCGGGCCATCATCAACCGCCGCAAGCCCGCACGCTTTCGCCGCCCATGACCCCACCAAACGATCAGCGCGAGGTATTCATCCCTGGTTCCAGGGGGATTCGCCACCTACAGCCCGCCGGCCCCATCCCCCATGCTTGACGCCACCACCCCCGCCCTCGACTTATTCGGCAATGTTGGAGCAGAAGCCTTGCAACGCTCTGCGCAGCTGAGCCCCTGCCGCCGCTACCGCTATACCCTGTGGCGGCGCTGGGGCAGCGGCCCGTACGCAATGTTTGTGGGTCTAAATCCAAGCACAGCCGACGAGACGGTTGACGACCCGACAATTCGGCGTTGCATTGCGTTTTCACGGGCCTGGGGCTATGACGCTTTGTGCATGGCGAACCTGTTTGCGTACCGAGCGACAAAGCCTGCCGACATGCTGAAGCAGGACGATCCGATAGGCCCAGATAACGATGCGCACCTGCGGCAACTGGCAGCCGATGCCGGCGTGGTAGTGGCCGCCTGGGGAACGCATGGCACGCACGGCGGCAGGCACCGCGCAGTGCGCAAGATGCTTCCTGCGTTGCACTACCTGAGGCTGACAAAAAATGGCCACCCCGGCCACCCTCTTTACCTCCCAGCAAGCCTGCTCCCAGCAGCGTGGGCAGAGGGACAGCCATGACCATGCTTGACGCCAACACCCCCGCCTTCCGCCAGCAGTACCCCAATGGCGCCACCGTCTACGACCGCACCGGGCGCAGGATTGGCAATGTGTTCGCGTGCAACCCGGAGACTGGGGAGGTGATCGCCTTTGACAGCAGCCGGCTAACGCGGGCATGGATTCGCCTTGTGAACCTCTTGCCGCTGCAGCAGTGGTGGAAAGAGGCGAGCATCTGCACACGCCACGGATTTTGGCCCGCGCCGCTGACGATCAGGAGCCATTGGAGGCGCACGCCACCGGCTCCTGATTTTTGGGACGCCTATTCCAGGCCCGTGTCGTTGCCGTCTGAGAGGTGCATCCTCATACCGCTCAAGCCGGCAACTGAGGCCGATCTAGCTTTTACGATTAACGAACCCTTGCCAGAAGTGGCATGGAGATCACTGGTTACAGGTGAATCCGTCACGACAGAAGGATTCATTGACCCCTATCGTCCGCCCCTCCCAGTGCTTGACGACCGCACCCCGGAGGAAATCTGCGGCTACGGCGATGACGGGCTTTGTAGTCACTGAACCCCGCCCCTGATGCCCCTCAACCTCCTCCAACACGCCGCCTACCACGACTGGGGCGGCTTCCCCGCGATGCGGGAGGTGCAGGAGGCCAGGGCCGCAGAAGCGGCGATTCCGGCGGCAGTGGAGCCCTACACCAAGAGCTTCCGGGAGTACATCGCTGATGCCTTCCCGCGCTTCCCGTTTACGCCTCACACCGAACGGCTGATCGCCCTTGGCCAGCGCTTCGCCGATGGCGACCTGCCGCGGCTGATGGTGGAACTCCCCCCGAGGCACTGGAAGTCCACAATCTTCAGTCGGTTCCTGCCCGGCTACTGCCTGCGGCGGTTCCCCGATCGCTCCGGGGGCATCTGCTGCCAGACCCAGGATCTGGCGGTGGGGTTCTCCGAAAATGCCCGCGACTACTTCGCTGCCAGTGGTGGCCCGTTGAGCCCCACCCGCTCAGGGAAGGAGGAATGGGGCACGGCCGATGGGATCGGAACGATCTGGACTGCAGGCATCGGCAAGGGCACCGGCAAGCCAGGGCACTGGTTGTTCATTGATGACCCAATTAAGGGCAGGGAAGAGGCCGAGTCAGCGGCTTTCCGCCGGCAGGTTCACAACTGGTGGGATTCAGTGCTGAGCGCCCGTGAGGAGCCCGGCAACGGCGTGGTGGTGGTTCACACCCGCTGGCATGAGGCCGATCTGATCGGCTACCTGTTGAGCAAGAACCTGGAACTGGAGAAGGAGGACATGGAGGACGACTGCGAGCGCTGGCACGTCGTCTCCCTGCCGATCTCTGCGGTGCCCGCCAACGACATCAAGCCCCTACCGGCCACCGTCACCCGCGAGGCCGACAGCCGCCAGCCCGGCGAGGCCCTGGACCCCGATCGTTTTGATGAGCGATGGATCAAGCGGAAGAGGGCCAACACGCCAGAGCGGGACTGGGAATCGATTTTTCAGCAGCGGCCGAGCGCCGGGAAGGGGACCGTTTTCTTCCTGGATCGGATGCGGTTCTACGGCTGCCCGGCCTGGCCCGGCAAGCCCGACGACCCCAAGCTGCCGACGCACTTCATCCGCCGGATCCTGTCGGTTGACTGCACCTTTGACGACACCGCCGGTAGCGACATGGTGGCGATGACCCTTTGGGGGCAGACAACCCAGGGCACCTGGTTGTTGGATCTGGTGAATGAGCGCTTGGACTTTCCCGCTACGGTGAGCATGATCCGCTCGATGTACACCCGGCACCGCTTCGGGGAGCTGGTGATCGAGAAGAAGGCCAACGGCGCCGCAGTGATCAAGACCCTCACGCAGGGCGCCCACGGCTATCAGGTGGTTGCCGCCGGGGTCGGTGACATGGGCGGCAAGGAATCCCGCGCCAATGCTGCCAGCGTGGAGTTCAACAACGGCAGGGTGTTCCTGCCTCGCTCTGCCCCGTGGAGCAATGTGGTCAAAGATCAGTTATTGCAATTCCCCGCAGCAACGTTCGATGACATTGTGGACAGCACAAGTCAGCTCTTGATCTATCTCTCCAGCTCTGGTCCCATCAGTTTCTCTACAGTGAGCTATGGCTATGGCGCCTAAGCATTCACTGATGCAATAATGGGACAACAAACAGGCCCAAATCCGGTGCGTTGAGCATGGCCACCACCACCCGGCGCCTCAGAGCCGCCCGCAGCGAGAAGGTCCGGCCCGACCCGTGTCCTGATCTGGACCGGCTCAAGGGGTTCCCGCCGCCTACGGCGTGGTCCGAGCAGCTGGCGGCCGACAACCTCCTTCTGGCCACCAGCATGGCCAACCGGATGGCCCGGTCCACCCGGATGCCGTTTGACGACCTCTTCCTGGTGGCCGCCAGAGGCCTGCTGAACGGCTGCCGCCGGTACAACCCCGAACGCCTCAACCCGGCCACCGACCGCCCCTATGCCCTGAGCACGTGCGTGGTGCCCTACATCCGCGGGGCCATGGCGCAGTGGTTGCGGGACAAGGGCCACAGCTCCGGGGTGAAGTTCCCCGATAAGTGGAGGGACGTGGCGCCCACGGTGCGGCGCCTCGCCGCCGACGGGGCCACCCTCTCGGCCGTGGTGGAGGCCACCGGGCTCGCGCCTGAGGAGGTGACGGCGGTTTTGGGGGCACAGGGGGCCACGCGGCTCCTTGATCCTGAGGCTCTTCATGCCAACCGTGAGCCCGACCCGTGGGATGAGATCGAGAGCTACGACGAGCTGAACGAGGTCCTGCGGATCGCAGACGAGGCCCATGCCGCTCTGCGGTGGGCGGATCGGCAGATGCTGGAAACGGCCTGGGATGCCCAGCCCCGGCGCCAGGTGGCGCGGATGCCCCATGGGCAGTTCCTGCGGCACGCCGAGGGCATTATTTGGGGCGAGCGACTGAAGCCGGCGCCAGAACAGCAGGCCCTGGCCCTGGTCGTGCCTGACGGGGTTGGAGGCCCCGAGGGCAAGGCGGGGAGGCGCATCACGGATCCGGTTGAGATCCTGCAGGTGGCGGAGCAGTTGGATTTGTTTGGTGCCTGTCACGACCCCCACGCAAGCGGGAAAACTGGGCCAGAAGGACTAGGCACCGGTGCAGCAGCAGCAGATCAGCCACCCGAGCAATAAGGGCGATCTGCCGTCGTTCCAGCACCCGAAGCTGCGGGAGGTGATGCGCGACCTCGATCTGGTCGCTGACTGCTGGGATCTGCTGCGAGGTGATGCAAAGAAGCGCCACCTGCCAAAGGAGGCCGGTGAACCCCGGCAGGCCTATGAGGCGCGGGTGGGGCGCAGCAGCTATCCGAGCTTTTTCAAGGATGGCGTGAGCGCCTTCGCGGGGGTGCTGAGCCGTTACCAGCTGCGAGGGGTGCAGCAGGGCCTCCTCGATGCAGCCCAGGATATTGACGGCGAGGGCAACAGCCTGAAGGCTTGGGGCCTCGGCACCGATGCCCTGGTGCTCCGGGATGGCGGCTGCCTGCTGATGGCCGACGCGCCGCAGGGGACACCCGAGAACAGGGCGCAGGAGCGGGCCCAAGGCCGCCGGCCCACGTTCTCAGCCGCCGAGCGCCGGAACGTTTTGAATTGGCGGACCGTCAAGCGGGGCGGACGGCGGGTGCCGATCGCCGTCACGATCCTGGAGTGGCACGAGGCTGAAGACCAGGAGTTTGGCGTCAAGTTGGAGCCCCGATACCGGGTGATGAAGGGCGGCAGCTGGCGCCTCCTGGAGATCACCGGCAACGGCGGCAAGGGGGCTTCGGCCAACCTCATCATCAAGGTGGCCACCGACGATTACGGGCGCCCGCAGGAGGGCACCTTCACCGGGCCCAGGGGCGAGGCACTGGAGAGCCCGCCGGTGGCCTGGTACGGCGTCAGCCGCGACGGCTTTGGGGAGGGCGGCCTGCCGCTGCTGAGCCTGGCGAACCTCACCCTTGACTGGTTCCGCGAATACTCCGACCTGAAGGAATTGCTGCACCGATGTGCTCTGCCGGTGGCCGTGGTGAAAGGGCGCCGGATGGCTGGGTCAAAGGGCGAGCCCCTGCCGCTGATGCTGGGGCCGAACAGCGTTGTTGAGTTCCCGAACGCCGGATCCGGGGAAGGCCTGGAGTTTGCCGAACCCTCCGGCAACAGCCTGGACAAACACCTGGCCCACCTGGAGGGGATCGAGAAGTTGATTGATCGCAGCACCCTGAGCTTCCTGTTCAGCGGCAGCGGTGAGCGCACCGCCACCCAGGCCGAGCTGGAAGGGGCCCAGCTGCAGGCCACCATCACCGCAATGGCCGAGAGCAAGAGCAGCGCATGGGAGAGCCTCTTCCAGCTTTGGGGGGCCTTCACCGGCGAGCTGCCCCAGCCCGGTGCGGGCCTTGACCTGTTGCCAGGGGTCACCGACAAGCCGGTGGACGATGCGTTGCTCACCCTCGCCGGCACGCTCTATGACAAGGGCCTGCTCATGCGCGAGACGGTCACGCACCTGGCGCAGAAGCGGGGCATGCTCCGCCCTGGTGCCGATGGCCAGAAGGAGGCCGCCGATCTGGCTGCCGAGGATGAACGGCAGCAGGCGTTGATGAACCCGCCGGCACCGGGGGCGAATGACCTCGCAGGCGACGACGTGGACGCGCAGGGGCTGCCGCTGAACTGACGGGAAAACTGCTGCAGAGACCGCAGTAGCCATGCCCAAGGGAACCCGCCGAGCGTCCTACGTGCGGGATGGCCGGGGCCGGTTCGCCTCCGCGCCAGGCGCCGGGGCCCCCAAGCGGCCACCAGCCAAGAAGGCCGGCCGCGGCACCAATCGCCTCACGCGGGACAACTCGGGCCGCATCACCGGCGTGGGCGGCAATGGCGCCACAGCACGCGGGGGACGGCTGCGCACCGGGGCGGGGAACCTCAGGGCCAGGCAAACCGATCGCCTCAAGGGGGCGCCTCAGGGGGTGCTGAGCAGGGGAGGGAAAGTGCGGGGGAAGGCAAGAGGCAAGGCGGAAACTTTTAATGAAACTCTGAAAAAAGCAAACCCCGCCGCCTACGAAAAACTGCAAAAACGAGAAGCAAAAGTAGCAAAAGCGCAACAACGCAAAGCGGCAAAGTTAGCCACTCGCAACGGCGCAAGCGCTCCTAGCGGGGACGCCGGCGCCAGGGCTCGACGGAGCGCAAGGCTGTCTGGGGTCTCTGGCCGAATCGCGGGCAGGGCCCGGCGCGTCTACGCCCAGCAGGGCGAGCGCGTGGGGGCCGGAACCCTCCCGAATCGCGGCCTGTTCGCTGCGCCCATGGGCAGGCGGTCAACCGGGACCAATGCGGCAACCAGTGGGCTGCAGCCCGGCAAGAAGGCTCGCGGCGCCCGTCCCACCGGCACCATCGTTAAGCCCCGCGGGATGAAGCCGGGGGCACTGAAAGCCTCCCGAATTGCAAGAGGCAGGGCAAATCGGGCAGTTGAACCCTTAGGAACACGGCTCAATCGCGTCTACATCCGCACCAAAGCAATCGAGGCGAGAAATGATCCGCGCACACTTCGCGGAAAAAACACAAGAAGGAACGACAAGTCCTTTGGGATTGCGCGAAAGGCGTCTAGCTTCCTGGGCAAAGGAGATAAGGCCTGGACAGATAGGGCTCGCCTCAGTACGGGTAGGCGATCGGGTGCGACTAGCGGGCTGCAGCCGGGCAGGAAGGTCACCGTCAAGGTCAAGCGGACTTTCGCTCCCAAGCGTGTTCTGGTCGGCCGGCAACAAGGCACCATCGCCAAGCCCCGCGGCATGAAGCCAGGAGCGCTGGCCACCAAGGCGGCGCGGAGCCGAGCCGCTTCGGCGGGGCGGAAGGGGGCCGCCGCGAAGAAGCCTGTTGGCTGGATGCAATCCCCAGAGGCCAGGAAGGATCGGGTTGATCCAATGTCAGCAGCGAACCGGAAGGACTACGCAAGGCGACTCCGAGCCGTGCCGAAAGCGGCGCAGAGGGCGATACAGGTTGAGCGCTCAGCACGCAAGCGGAAGTTTCTCGTTGCAGGAAACACAGCAGCACAGTTGACTAATCTTTCCGAAGGAAGGATGCAACTAATAGCCAATGTAGGCAAGCGCAAGAACAAATTAACGCCTGGCCAGATTGACGCGATCACTCGCACCATGAGCGAATCGGCAAGGCGCCTGAAAGTTGGCATGGCCATGGGCGGCAGGGGGCGCATGAAGTACAACCCCAAGGCCTTGCAGCTCGCGCCTAGCACTGCTGCCAGGAAGATCCGCGGGGCTCGCGTTGGTGGCACTGGGGTGGCAAAAGGCAAGCCCACTGGCAAGGCGGCAATCATTAGCCGAGAGCAGTTTGTTGGACGGCAGGGCTCTGGGACCACCTCAATGGGTGAGGCCATCGCCTCGGCTTCCCCCGGCGGACGCACCCGAATGAGCAAAAAGCAGGAGGGGCGCATGATCGCCACTGCAGAAAGGCAGATGTCAGCGATTAGAGCAAAGGATCAAAAGGCCGGCGCTTTGTATGACGCCTTGGCCAGGGCTGGCAGGGTCAAGCCACCCAGGGCCGAGAATCGCATTGCGAGGCTGACCAGGGCCGCGCAAGGCTACCCGGAGCTTGAAAGCGCAAAGGCGGCTCAGAGGTTGCTGGCCAAGCGGGCGGCCAAGCCCGCCGCGCCAAAGCGTGTCACGGCCGGCCGGCAACGGGGCACTATCGCAAAAACAACTCGCGCAGGGCTAAAACTTGGCAAAAATGCTGACGGCAGGTTTGCATGGTTTTCCCGCGATGGGAAGCAGCAAACGGGGGCGTACAAGACAAAGAATGAGGCGCAAAAAAGCCCAGAGATTCAAGCAAAAGAGCAGATTTTAAGGAATAAAAACAAAATACGCGCCAAGGGCACCACAAAAGCTAGAATGAGCCAGAAAGACTATCAAAACGCCGACAGCAAATGGGGAGGTCTTAGCGATAGCCAAATAGAAAAAATGATTCAACGCGATACGTCTGCCGCAAGGTCTCTACAGAATAATCGTGAGTTTACGGGTAACAACACGAGAAGGTACGGGCCCGCAATGGCCAATCAGGGCGCCGTGGAGGCGTTTGAATCCGCAAGGCAAGCCGGGCGGTACCTCTCGGAGCGCAGGGCTCGCAAGCAGGTTAAGCCCTGACCATGGCCACCATCGGCGACCAACAGCTCCAGCTGGCCGACGACTACGCCGCCGCCTTGGACACCCTGGCCGATCGCTCGGTCAGCAACACGCAGGCGGCCCTGCGCCGGTCTCTGGCCCGCACCCTGCGGGATCTGCGCCGGTTCTATGGGCAGTTTGTGGATCCCGAGCTTCCCGATCAGCAAAGCGCCGATGGCGTGACGCGCCGGCCGGGGTCGTACTCGATCGCCGATGGCTCCGCCAAGTTCAGCAAGCTCCTGAAGCTCGCCCAGGCCTTCGCCTCCGATCGGGAGCTGCAGTGGCTCCAGAACCGCTACCGAGAAGACTTCGCCGAGGCGGTGGCCCTCGGCGGTGATCTGGGCCAGCAGCTCGCGCAGACCGCCGACCCTGACGCGACCGCACAGGGGGTGTTCGTGGGTGCCAGCAGGGCCGCCGTGGAGGCCGCCGCCAGCACCGCCAGCGCCTACATCCGCGGCGAGGTGGAGAGCTTCCGCGACAACATCGCCCGCATCGTCACCGATGGCATCGGCCGCGGGAAGGGCCCCCGCGTGCTGGAGCGGGAGATCAGGGCCGCCCTGCAGGGGGCCCGCGACCCGCAGGGGCTGAACAACCGCATGGGGCTGGAGCAGCGGGCTGAGCTGATCGCCCGCAGCGAGCTGGCCAACGCCTATGTGGGCGCCCAGAAGGCAGCGGCGGCCCGCAACGGGTTCGGCTATGCCCGGTGGATCGCCACCAAGGACGAGCGGACTTGTCCGGTGTGCGCCTCGCGCCATGGCCGGATCTACCGGCTGGACGAGATGGTGGGCACGCTTCATCCAAGATGTAGATGTAGCCTATCTCCGGTATCTTCAGAGGCGGTAGAAGAGAAAGACCCCGCCCTCAGGGCCATCCTGCTGCGGGAGGATTACTGGGAGCGCTCGCGCAAGGCCGTGGCCGAGGAGTTCGCCGCCGCCAAGGGAGGGGCCGACAAGGGGTGGCCCTTCGCCCGTGCCTCCCAGGTGCTGGAGGAGGCCGTGCGTAAGCCCAGCCCCAGCGAACGCCGGCAGTATCCAGGGATTGAGCGGGCCCCGGTGCCGGTGGGGTAGAGCCGAAGCCCTGACGGGAAAACTGCGGTAGCACCGTCAGCGCCATGCCCCGAGGAACCCGCCGCACCTATGCCCGTGATGGCCGGGGCCGCTTCGCCTCAACGGGCACCACCACGGCCAAGGCCAAGCCCGCTGCGCGGCGAGCGCAGCGGGGCACGAACCGGATCGCCAGGGACAACAGCGGCAAGATCACCGGCGTGGGCAAGGACGGCGCCACAGCTCGGGGTGGTCGCCTCAGGACCGCCGCCGGGAACCAGCGGGGGGCGGTGTTGGATCGGATGAAGAAGCGGCAGTCATCTTCCGGGGCGATTAAGCGAAGCGACATAAACAAGGCAAGGATTCACAACACGGTCAGTAAAATGGCCGAAAAACGCAATAAGTCGGGCCTGAATAATCCTGTTCGCAAGATTGAAGACAGCGCAGCGCGATTGAAGGCAGCGAGCAAACGGATTGCGGGGCAGGATCGGGCCAGGCCGGTAGCGGTGGCGGCCAGGCCGGTACCTGGGGGGAGGAAGGCGCGGGTAGACGATGGCAGGGTGTCACGGGTTATTGGCCGGCTTAATAATGTAGTTCGCGCTGCAGAAGATAAAACAGGCGTTAAGCGTCTCAACGCCATCCAAGCAGGAGTAAGGGCAAAGTCTTTCTTGGCAAGGAAAGAAAGGGGAAGCGTGGGGATGCTTAATCAGATGAGCCAGCCCGAGGCCTTTGCGTCTGTGCGCAAGGCAATGACAAAGCCGCCGCGATACAGCACACAGAAGCCGAACAGAAACAAGCCCGGCCGGTTCAATGACCTTGGACAAGACAAAGCGCGGGTAAAGGCTCGCAGAGACGCAATGACAACACGCGACAAGATACAAGAAGTCAATAAATTGGCGGCAGTCAAAGCAAAAGCGCAAAAATCAAATCTCTCCAAGGCTGCTATAAGGGGTGGCGCTTTAAGTCGCCGTGAGTTGGGATACAGCAGCTCGCTACGCAATGGCTTTGCTCGCGCACCAAGAATTAGAGGGACTATTCCCAAGCCCAAGAAAGAGCCAAGGGTATCTTTGACTGTTGCCAGGACTCGCAGCCAGGCAAAAGCAGCGCAGCGTAACCGCAGGGAGCAGATTCTAAACAATACGCGATTCAGTAGGACTGGGGTTTGGCAAATGAAGCGCAACCCCCGCATCCGCGCCGTAGACACCCGCATGAGCCAGCTCAGCCTGATGGACAAACCCAAGAAGCTCAAGCGCTACAAGCCCGTCAAGTAGGCGCCAGGTGCTACCCCACCAGCCCTGACCACCTCAAGGGAACGCATGCGTTACAGCTTGTGAAGTGGCCTGTCCAGACACGGGCGAGGGGTAACGGTTGCGTTACTGTGAGGCTTCAGGGGAGGGATCGGCCCTCTCCGCACCTCTCAACCAGCGAACCGGCCATGACCAACGCTCAGAAAAACTTCTCCTTCCTTCGCTCTGCCGATGCTCAGACCCGCGAAGCAATCTTTGCTGCTATTGGCAACCACTACGGCATCACTCGCGACGAAGTCCAGGACGAAGTGACCAACGCTGATGCCGAGCACCTACTCGACTACCTCACTGGCTCAGTCCGCACCGCTACCAGCCTGCTCATGCGCCGCGCTGGCCTGGCCTGACCCCCAGGCCCGCCGGAGCCTATCCGGCAACCCCTCTCCGCCAACCGCCTGCCATGCCCACCATCGACTTCGTTCCATCAGTTGAAAACGTCTTAGATAGCAATCCATTCTCTTGGGATGCAGACGGCAACCGCCTTGTTTCATGGGAAGTCAACGGAGGCTGGCAGTGGGTTCCCTATGCAGAACTGCGCAAAGCCTGCGAAGACGCCTACGACCCTCTGATGCCCAACTGGCCCGCCATGGTGGAGATTGACGATGCCTGACCCCACCGCCGCCGAGCGAAAGCGCCGCTTCAAGCTCCGCCAAGCCGGCCTCCTGCCCCCTGCAGTGAAGATCGCCTGCACCGCCCCCGGCTGCACCACCACGCACGACGGACGCCACGGCCTCCACTGCTCCCGCTGCTGGGAGCGCTTTACCCCCGAAGGGCGAGCCGATCGGGCGGATCGGGTGGCCCGGTTCAGGGGCAAGCAGGCACCCCCTCCGTAGCGGGAAAACTCAGGTACGGCTTGAATGCCCCCATGCCCGACCGCTCCCCCACGCTCCGCCTGTTCCAGGGCCTCAGCGTCGCCGTGCTCCGCCGCGATGGCCCGGCAGCGCGGCAGGGCCTGCGGATGCTCACAGCCGTGGCCGATGACCCGGAGGGGGAGCAGATCCTGCGGCTGCTGACCGCCAACCTGGACCCCGAGGGCCGGTACTGGCTGGGCACGCTCCATGGGGCCCGCAAGGGCCTGGAAGATCCGGCGGCGGGAAAACTCAGGGCAGCCTGACCCGCGCCGCCGATGCTCGCCCCTGACCCCCTCTGGCGCCCCACGGCCACCAGCACGCGCAACGATCGGGACCTGATCAGGACTTACATCGGCTGGCCCGCCACTGAGGGGAGCCTGGTGGAGTTGACCCAGCAGATGAACGCGGTCGCCACGCACAGCCCCAGCACCGTGACGCAGATCCAGGCGTGGCTGGACGAGATCGTGAACCTGGAGGAGATCCAGGCCGATGAGATTGACGCGGGCACTGCTCACCTCGGAAACGCCGAGGAATACGAAGGCCCGATCCCCGGCACCTCGCCCACGCGGGATGAGCAGCTGAACCAGGCCGGCAAGCTGGCGTGGGACACCTCCCTCCTAAAGGCCCGCTACCGCTTCGGCGGCGGCGGCGCCAGGGCCACGGCGCAGGGGCAGCGGGACGAGCGGACCCAAGCGCTGATCAACCGGATTGCCACGGCCCTCAACGTGCCCCGGATCGCCCCGCAGGGGATGAGCGGCGCGGGGATGTTGCTGAGGAGCTGAGCAGGGGCGCCATCGCCCGCCGCACCTCTGATCAGCACACCCTCACGGCAAACCCGTGTCACACCAAATTGAAGGGTCCGAGCTTTTATCCAAGCGTGTCACCAAACATCGATTCAGGCGGGGAATTATTGAGGCGTGGGATGGTTGTTGCGCTTATTGCGGTTGCCAACCCGACAAGATCACCCTTGATCATGTTGTGCCGAAGGTAAAGGGTGGCACAACAGAGCGATCTAATTTGATTCCCGCTTGCGCCTCCTGCAATGGTTCTAAAAATCACTGTGATGCTTGGCAGTGGTATCAATCACAGCCCTTTTATTGTGCTGATAGGGAGTTGAAGATTAGGGCCTGGCTGGTGTCGTCAGCCGCCCCGGCACTGCAGGCTTCTGCGTGAGCGGCTTGCGTGGTCTGGCGGGTCCAGCGGGAAAACTGCAGGCAGTCGCTCACAGACCATGCCAGCAGGTGGAATGCCCTACTTCGGCGGGATGCCCGGCAAGCCCAAGGCCGGCAAGAAGGCCGCCAAGCCCAAGGCGAAGCCTAAGGGCGGGAAGAAGGCCGCCAAGCCGATGAAGTGAGGGTGTGGCCACCCCCTTCGCCCCCTTTGCAAACCTCCGCATCCTCTGGCGGCGCCCCACCGCAGCGGCTACCAGCCTGCGGGAGGGGCTGCAGCGGGCCACTGATCTGGTGGTGATCGAGGCCTTTGCTGAGGCCCAGGACCCCGGCGGCGAGCAGGAGAGTGGCGGGCGCTCCATCGGCTCGGGCGGCATCGAGGGCAACATCACCCGCTGGGCTGTGGTGCCATCCGGCGCCAACTGGCTGGACGAGGGGGGCGCCTGGAGTTGGACCGATACCGGCCTCAGGCCCACGGGGCTCCCCCGCGGCGAGAAGCTGGAGGCGTTCATGGGCGATCTCTCAATCCTGCCGGCCACCACCGAGTCGGAGCGCGGCTGGGTCACGATCGCCACCCTTTCGGGCGTGGGCGGGATCGATGCGGTGATCCGGGCTGCTGCAGGCGACGAGTTCACCGGCACCTTCGCGGCCGGTCGATGAAGGTCAGCACCAGGGCCACGGTGCGCGTGAACCCGGCCACCCTCACCAGGGCGCAGCGGGCATCAGAGGCGGCGGCGCGAGTGGTGTTCCCAGAGCTCAACAGCGCCTTTCAAGATGCGTTGGGCACCAAGGCCTGGGATTGGCCACGGGTGACCATGCGCGGGGGCGCCTTCCGCCGCGATGGCAGCCGCACCAGGGGCCGCCCGGTGGGATCGCCCCGGAACATCGTGGACCTCGGCACCCTGCGGGCCAGCAACTCCTTCCAGATCAGCGGCAACCTCTGCACCTTCCGATGGGCCGTGGGCTATGCCACGGCGGTTCACTACGGCGCGAACATCCACCCCTGGGGCGACAGGACCCGCCCCCTCGTGAACCTGCCCGCCCGGCCCTGGACTTCGGCGGTGATCGGGACCATCAAAGTTCCCGGCATCGAGCCCTATGACTATCGGGCGCAGTATCGGGCATCATTCATCCAAGCCTTCCGCAGTCTGAAATGACCTTTGACCTCCTCCCCTGGGAAACCGCCCCCCAGCCCCCCGAGCAGGCCACCGCCACGATCGAGTGGAACGGCGGCGAGCTGGTGATTCCCCGGCTGGGCTACCTCACGGTGGATGAGATGCAGAGCATCCGGGAGATCGACCCGCAGAATGCCCTTTATCGCCTGATCACCGCCGCTGCGGTGGCCCTCAGCCAGGCCGCCCCCGATCACACTGCCCACTGGTGCTACGGCCTGCTTGTCCGGCTCCTGGCGCAGGAACAGGGCGCCAAAGCCGGCCGGATGAGCCCCGAGGAGCAGGCCCTGCAGGTGGTTCACGCTGAGATCATCGGCCCCTTCCTGGAAGAAGCCAGGGCCATCACCAACCGTGTCACGATCCGGGCCGTCACCGTGATCTTGCAGCGGATAAAGCCCGCCTGGACCGACGAGCAGACCCGCAAGCTCCCCGGCCCCCTTTTGGGGATCCTCCACGCCTTTGAGCAGGAGGAGGAGCGGGCCGGCGCTGGCCTGCAGCAGGACCCGGCGGCTGAGATGCGGGCGCTGGAGGAGGCGCTGGGAAAGTTGCAGGAGGTGGTCGGCTCGACTGCGACCGACCCGACTGGGCCCGAGCCTTCTGGGACTGCCGCAGATTCTGGCCCGGAGCCCCTGAGTTCAGCCGCGAGCGCTTCGGGAAGCTCCCCGCCGGCTATGTCCTCCAGGCCCTCCAGGCGGGCCACGCCGCCGAACGCGAAAGGCTTCACCGGGAAGAGAAAGGCGTCGCCCAAATCGCCCTGATCCTCGCCGAGACCAACCGCAATCGCGAAGCCCAGTCCGAGCCCTACAGCCTCCGGGACTTCTGCTTCTGGGTGGAGGTGGCCGAGAAGCCGCGCCCCCCGAGCGAGGCCGGCGCCGCCCTGCTGGAGCTGCTGGAGCGCAACCTCCTGCCGGGGTTCGTGCTCGACGGCCCATGGCTGGCCGATCTGGAGGCCCAGGGCCGTGGCGTCACCCCGCCGCCGCGGCTGTGTTGGGCGGCCGAGGATGCGATCCTCCTGGCCCCCTACCGGGTGGATGCAGGCCACTGGGGCGGGTTCCTCGTGGCCCAGCGCAGCGCCGCGGGCCGGATGCGGGAGTTCGCCTCTGAGGCCGGCGAGGTCGTGGCCCTGCTGGTGCCCACCGATGCGGTGCCGGGGCGATCGTTTACCGCAGCCCAGGCCGGCGCGGTGCTGGTGTTGGCGAGCCGGGAAAACTCCAGGTAGAGAAACCACCCCCGGCCATGCCCTCGACCGTTGATTACGCCGCCGCGCTGGATATCCAGCATTTTATCGTCCCGATGCGACTCGCATCCGTGGCACTGGAAGATGCTGCTGCCGCCGCCGCCAACAACGGTGCGAACCTCAGCGCCTGGCTGAACACCGCCAACGCGATCAGTGGCGCCGGGGCTGTGAGCACCAGCGGGGAGGCCTCCACCTTCCAGCTGAATGTGAACGGCGTGGTTCGCACCGTCACCAATGCGGCGCTTGCTACCAACGTGGTGACCCTGACCCTCAACGCCGCTGCTGGTGTGCTCGTGGGCGATCGGATCACCGTGGCCGCCCTTCCGAGCCCCTTCGCGAGCTGTAACGGCGCCTTCACCGTGACGGGGGTTACTACCGCCTCCCCCTTCACCGTGAGCTATGCCCTCACCGGCGCCAACATCACCTCGGCCGCCGTTGCCGCTGGCACCGTGACCACGGGCCTTTACCCCTTGGATGGAACCGGCAAGCCGATCCAACTCCTCAACGTCACCGGCGCCCCTCTCTCGACGCAAGAACAGGACGAGAAGGTTCTCACGCACGATCAGGTAACCCGCGGCGCTTCAATCTCTATCGGAATCAATACCGACTCCAGCATCGCCTTTAAGGGTATGACCGTGCATAAATCGGTCGATCACAAGATCATGGAGGTGATCCGACAGCTGGGTGTTGCCGAGAAGCTCGCCGTTAAGTATCTGCGGGTCGGGCCTGGTGGCACCACTGAGAGGAAGCTCTGCTACGGCCGGATCACTTCCAAGCAGGAGGAGGGCGATGCAGGCGCTCTGGTGAAGTACGGCGCCAGCCTAATGGTGCTGGGCCAGGTTTACACCATCTACGACAACGCCTGAGGTGGATATTGACGGTCAGGTGCATTTGGTGATCTCAGACAGCCGGCCTGGGCAGCGCCTGTGGCGCGTCTGCTCCGGTGGCTCCTGCCTGGTGCATCGGAGCCTCGGGGTGGTGATGGGGCACTACCGGGCGCTGCTGATCAGCCAGGGGCGAGAGGTTGGGGAGGGGTGAGCATAAAAAAGCCCAGGGGTTCTGACTCCCCTGGGCCTTGTTGAAGCATCCCGCAGTAGTCTAGGTCAGGACAGGGGCGGCACAAAGGGCCACTCCGCCTCCAGTCTCTCTGGCCCCTTGTTCAGCAGGCCCTCCACCAGCTGGTCAACGGTGACCCCCTGCACGGCGGCCATCGCCTCCAGCCGCTCCACCTCGTCGGGAGAGAGATCAACCAGCAGCTCGGCCATGGGGTCCTCCTCCCTCCACAGGCTGTAGAACCAGGCGCCGCAGGCGAAAGCCTGCAGCACTATCAGGGTGAGCACGATGGCCTTGAGGGTGTCCATGTGTGATCCGGGAATTAGGTGGTGATTCAGGAACAGTGCAAATCTGGACAGGGGCGCGGCCATGTATCAAGAAGCCTCCCTGACCTGCATCACAAGGTCAAGAGGCCTGAGGTTCTTGCCATGGTGAGCGACAAACTCAAGGCGCCACTCTGTGCCGCAGTCCTGGCAGCGCAGGGGGATGGCTAGACATTCGGCCAAAATGGTTCCTTCTGTTTGCCCGGTTTTAATGGGTGTCATCATTGCGACAGAGCTACTGACGCAGTGCGGGCAGCTGATCACCTGTGCCGTGCGCTCGTCAACCTCAACGGCGTAAGGTGCGAGGGTGGCATCAGGGGCAAGCGCGGTAGGCATGGAGTCGCTGGCTGTGAATGACCTTGGTAGCTTATCTAAATCCAAGTCTGGACAGGGGCGCTGCAGCATTACAGCATCAGGTTTCGCACCAGCTCGACTGGGGTAACCTGCGGCAGTCCGGGTTGGCCCGAATACAACACCAGTCCCTGACTGGGAATCAGGGCAGGGGTGGGGGGTTTGTAGTGGCCTCCCTGAAACCTCATCCAACGACCCGGCGCAACAATCGCTTGACAAAACGCGGGCGATTAGCCCTACGCTTTGAGGACCTTGGCAGGGATGCCAGGGGCTCACTACTTCCCGCTTCGAGCGGGATAACCCATGAAGAACGCGAACTGCGGCCCAGCTTTGCTGTCGGCCGGCATCGAGGCCCGCCAGTGGAACGGCTGCGCAATTCAGCGCCGCGAGGCGGATGGCTTTGTGAACGCCACGGCCATGTGCAAGGCCGGCGGGAAGCGGTGGACGCTCTACTCCGCCAACGACCGAACCAAGGAGTACGTCTGCGCCCTTGCCGAGGGGTTGGGCATTCAGATCCCATGCGGCGCAGCCGAGGTCGGAATTCCGACTTCGGGAATCCACGGCCTGATTCACATCGTCAAGGGCGGCCGGCCCGAGCTGCAGGGCACCTGGATCCACCCCCGCCTGGCGGTCGATCTGGCCCGCTGGATCTCACCAGCCTTTGCCGTTTGGATGGATGGCTGGTTCCTGGAGTCCATCGGCGTGGCCCAGTCCGCCACTGCAGAGCCCCTCCAGCAGCGCACCGCCGCCGCATCGCGCCCCCGTGGCCTGCGGAAGGATCCCGTCTGGAAGTCGTCCTACTACCTCCCGGCCCTGATTCATCAGCGCTGGATCGGTGACCCCGAGGCCAACGAGATCATCCGGGGCATCGCTCACCACCTGCTGCTCTCCTGCGGCCCACTGCCGGCCATAGCAGCAGTGGACGAGGCGGCGCTCAGCTGGAGCCGGGCCATGAAGGCACGGACGGGGCAGCAGGTTTGGTGGTGATCGCCAGGGCGGGCCGGGCGCTTCCGGTGGAGGCCGCCAACCCGCCTATCCCTCGCGGGCCCACTGGATCAGCCGGGCGTCCCTAAGGTCAGCCTGGCCTCACACTCAAAGACCACGATCGGCGGTGGGGTCATGGTGGGCGAGCCGGGAGGGGCTCCGCTGAACAGGTCAAAGCGCCGGGCGCAGTCGTGGCACCCCTCGCGCCAAAACCACTCATGGCCCTCCTGCTCGCCCACGCCGGGGCAGCGCTCTATGTCGGGCGGGAGGGATGGGGTGGTCATGGCAGGCGGCAGTATTCACGAACGCGATCGGCGGAATCCCCTGCAAGCTCACGGGCGGCTTGCAGGTTGTCGGCGTGCTTGATCTCCAACAGGGCGGTGTAGGCCTCGCCGAGGGCATCCCAGCGGCGCAGCTCGCGCTCTGATTCGGGCAGGGGGAATGGGACCAGCCGCTGAGCGAGGGCGTACAGGCGAAGCTGGCGGAGTAGGTGGAAGATGTTCATGGGCTTAGTGGCTGGTGAGTGGTCGGCAGGGGTCGTGATCGCTCATGCCTTCCCGCCCCACTTCTTCCGCTGAAATCCACGCACCGAATCCCGGCGCATCAGCACGTGGGGGCCGCCGCCGATGGGGATCAAGCACACGTGACCCGGCAGGTCGGGCAGGCCGCGAGGGGTGTAGGTGCGGCCATTGGGCCCGGCCCAGAAGTCACCGAGGCGGAACCGATCGGCGCGAGGCGTGATGATCCCGGTGAAGGCGGATTTTTTCATGGCCGACCCCCTTCGCTGCAGCAATAGGCCTCGCAGGATCGAGCCCAGTCGTGGTTGTCCGTCGCCTCGGGGAAGTGAAGACTGCAGAAGCCGTAGAACCTTCGCTCCGTGCCGCCCGTTGTGCGCCGATATGGCCTCTCCTCAAACAGGCGGCACGACCGGCACGTGCGAACGATGTCGGCCACGGGGATGCGTGGCAGCTCTGACGCATAGGAGGCCCACATCATGCCAACCCGCACACGGCGCACCGCCTCGGCATTCATATCCAGCCGGCGGCCGATGACCGCGTGGGCGATGTCGGCGGGGGTCTCCAGGATGGCCCTGGCAAGCGTCTCCCTGGTCGCGTCGTCGTAGGTGCGGCGGGTCATACAGCCTCCTGCAGCACGCTGACCCACACGGTCCCCAGGTCAAGCAGGGGAAGGATCCGATCGCGGAGATCCTGGTTGTGGAGGCGGATGCAGCCAAGGGTCGGGTGCAGCTCCTGCCGTGGGTTCCAGGCCCCCGGCCAGCCGCAGGCGCTGCCGCCACCGTGCAGCATGATCCCGTCGCGATAGGGCCGTGACGTGGGCCCCTCCTGCCCTTCCAGCCCCTCCAGGTCAAACGAATACCAGCCGTAGGCGCGGCGATCTGGGGTGAATGCCGCGGTCGGGTCCTGTTCGTAGTCGCGGTGGATGCCCTTCGGGTTGATCCGGTAGAGCCCTGGCGGCGTGTCGGTGCCCGTGCGGTTCCACTCGGCCTCCTTGCCCTGTCCACGGCACAAGCAGGGGATCCTCCACAGCCGGCGCCCGTCATGGGTCCAGGCCGTGAGGGTTTCGTTCACGTCATTGGCAATCAGGTGATGATCACCGGGTTTCAGATTGGGGCGGGTCTTCGGGCCCACCATCCCCGGCGGCCAGATCGGCGGGCCCTGGGGGGCGGGGCCACCAGGCGGGCGCGGTGGCGTGGCGATCGTGACAGGGGCGGGAGCGCCGGCCACGAACAGGGCCACCTCTGCCGCCCGGCGCCGCACCAGGCCCGCCATGATCTTCTTGCCGGCCTTGCTCCAGCGGGGCAGCTCGGCCTTCACCACGGCCTCGGGGTTCTCGCCGGCCAACAGGCGCCGCCGCAGGGTGGAAATCTCCAGACTCCTGGGACCCACGTTGAAGGTGAAGCTGATCAATGCCGCCTGCTGCTTCGGGATCCACGTCCCGGCCATCGGGAGCAGTCGGAACACCTCGGCGGCGGCGCGGTTGATGTCCGTGTTCAGCATGCCCTCAGCAACCGCCTGGGTGATCACGGCGCCCTCCACCACGTCGGGCCCGGTGTGCCCGTAGCCGATGGTCCAGGGATCGCCCCCGCTGCCGGGGTCGGGGTAGGCGGTGAGGCGGCACCCCTCGAACTCGGCGACGATCTGCCGGGCTGGGGCTAGCCACTGGAGATCGGGGGGATTGGTGCTCATCAGAGAGGCCATTCGGAGATCGTCTGCCAGCCCTCGCTCTGCGGCCGGGCCACCTCGGCGACCACGGCCTCCGGGGGCACGTCAACGACCAGCGAGCAGCCGTCTTGACCGGGCGGAGGAGTTGTTGGCTCCTCACAGATCAGGCGAACGAGTCCACAGGTCATCGCCGCATCCCCTGGCGCATCACCCAGGCCGTGGCGGCTTTCTGGGCGTACCACGACTGGAGGAGGAGCTTCGCCAGGTTGCGGAGGCTCAGCACGTCGTCCACCTCGTCAAGGAGGCGGCCTATGCGCTCAATCTCAAACGCCTGGGCGGTGCTCAGCTCCATGCCTGCGGGGTCCGCAGGGAGGAAACCGGCAACAGGATCGGGGGCTGGCATGGCAGCAGAATAGCTACCCAAATCCAGATAAGCATCAGGTCGGCGGGAGGATCCATAACTGGGCCAGCGGGAAAACTGCGGCAGAAGCTCCGACCGCTCCGCCATGCCACGAGGCCGCCGCGCCAGTTACACCCGCGACAACAGTGGCCGGTTCGCCAGCTCGCCAGGCGGCGGGGCCCCAAAGCGGAGCACCCCAGCGACCCGGCGGGCGGCCACCAGGGCGGGGAACCGGCTGAACCGGGACAACAGCGGGCGGATCAGCGGGATCGGCCGGAATGGGGCCACGGTGCGCGGCGGGAGACTGAAGACGGCCAAGGGGAACAAGCGGGCCACGCAGCTCACCACCCTGCGGCCGGCAGGGTTCCGGGGCGGCACGATCGCTAAGGGTGGCCGGGGCGTGCGCGGGATGGTTGCGCGGAGCCTGGCAGCGGCGCGGAAAGGGCGGGCGGGAGCGCAGACGGCTCAGGCCAGTTCAATGCCGCGTCGCGTCCCTGCTGCGCAGCGGCCGGGATCGCTCACCTCCACCCTGCGGGGCACCCTGCGGGCCGTGGCGCGGGCTGACGCCGCTCGCATCCGCGAGCTGGAGGCGATCACGGGCCAGAAGATCAAGCCCGCCGCAGCGGGGACCAGGGCCGGCACAGAGGCAGGCGCAAGGGTGCGGGGCGCCGCCAAGGGCGGGAAGGTGGCGGGCGCCCTGCGGGCAGGCCTGCGGGAGCTGGCCCAGTCGGACGCCAGGACCGCTCGGGAGATGGCCGCGATCGTGCGCGATGCCGCGCCGAAGGTGGCCGGTGCCAAGGGGGGCAAGGCGATTCGTGGGGGGCGGGCGGCGTTGTCGGCGGGGAAGCCTGCAGCGGCCAAACAGCAACCGCAGAGGCCATCCAAGAAGCCCGTAAACAAGGCGCAGCGGGCATACCTGGCCGCCAGGAGTGTCGCTCGCTCTCGCGGCGGCGATCTTCGGGGCGCCGATGTAGGCACGCGGAGAATGGCCAGTTCCGCGGCAGCCGTGGTCAAGGGGATGGAGCGCAGGCGGTCCGCTGCAGTGCCCAAGGCGCCGGCTGATTCGCCTCGCGCCAAGCAGCAGCAGAGGCAAGCCGCCAGGGCGCAACGGGCAATCCGCAATCAACGGGCCGCGATGGCTCGGGAGGCGGATGGCCCCGGCAGCAAGGCCAGCCGCAGCGCAACCGTCGCTAGGCGGGCACAGCAGATTTACGCCGGGAAGGTAGACCCCAAGGCCAAGACAAAATCAAGGCTGACCAGAACCAGTAACCCCGAGGTGCTGCGCAAGCGGATCGCCAAGATCAAGGACAACACGGCACGGACCGCCGCGAAGGCAGCAGCTAAGGAGGCTAAGGCTGCAGCGAAGCCCGCCAAGGCCGCCAAGGCCGCAACTCCCGCAACTCCCGCAACGAGCAATAGGCCCAAAAGAGCGCTAGCCGTAAGAGTCGGAAGGGCCGACAGGGCAGACAGCAAACTTACGGCACAGCTCAAACAAGCAAAAGCAAGTGGAAACCTGAAAAAGGAGAATGAGATAATCCGCAGGAGGCAGCGAATTGATCGGTTCAATAAAACATACATCTTTGCAGATTTGAAAGCCTCCAGAAAGGCGCTAACCCCTGCCAGCCCCACCGCCCCCAAGCGCACCCGCTCCGCCCGCCCCGCTGGGACCGTGGCCAAGCCGCGGGGGATGAAGCCGGGGGTGTTGGCGGCGGGGAAGGGTGCTCAGTCTCAGAAAAAAAGGAAGGTTGATTACGCGGGAGCGGTTAGGCTTTTAAGCCGACAAAAGGCCGCTATAAATAGACTCAAAAATCCTCAGCAAACTTTCAACGGAAACGCAGCCTATGCAAGACAGGTTGACGCAAGAACAGCTAAAAGCACTCCTATGGCAAATGCGCAAAGGGAAATAAGAGCATTGTACAATGAATATAGGCGTGACCAGAGCAGCGCAAAGAGTCAATATGCTTCGCAAGAGGTAAGGACTCGTGCGGTGAGCAGGCTGCCAACCCTGCGGAAGCAGATCAGAAAGGCCGCGCAGGCTGCAAGGGCGTTCAAGCCGGAATACTCAGCGGAGACAAGGCGAAGGTTCCAGGCCGCGCGAGCTCGCCGCCGCCCCTAACCATGCCCCTCCCCACCACCACCCTGGCCCTGTTCGACCTCCTGGCGGCCGACACCGTGCTCGCCCCCCTCCTAGGGGTCCACGTGCTGGGCGATGGCACCACCCGCCGCGCCCTGGCCCACTTCTGGCCAAAGGAGGCCGTGGAGCCCACCACACAGCCCGCAGGGGTGGAGATCGTGGTCTGGCGCTCCCCCATGGGCACAGCCACCACGCCAACCCAGACCGGGGAGGTTGACACCAGGCCCACCTTCCGCCTGTCCGTGACCCAGTGGGAGCCGCCCACCACCGGGGGCGCCTGCAATCAGCTCGCCGTGCTGAACCGCCTCCTGCAGCTCCTGCCGGGGGCCAACGCTTCGGACGTGACCATTGATGGGCTCACTACGGGATTGCAGCAGCATTCGGTTACGTGGGTGTGTCCGGTGGCTGTGTTGCAGCGGGGGTAGGATAATCCGGTGATCCAAACCCTTTTCGTTCTCAGGCGGGTGGGGGTTTGGGTGAGTAGCTGAGAGGGCTCCCGGTTGGCGCCGGGGGCCCCTTCTTTTGCCTCACCCCTGACAGCGGGAAAACTGCAGCAGTAGAACGGCGCGGCTCGGGTGTCAGATCTTCAGGTATCGCTGGCCCTCCTGCTGGAGAACCAGGCGGAGATCGCCCGCGAGCTGGAGAAGGCCGGCGGGCAGGCAGGGGCAGACTTCGGCAAGGGGCTGAGCGCACAGGCGCAGAAGGCCTTCAACGACCTCGTGAGTCAGGCGGAGAAGGCCGCGAAGGAGGCCGGGGTCCGCTTTAACCGGGTCAAGCTGCAGTTTGAGACGGTCTCCGGGGACGTGATCCCCCAGAAGACCCTGGATCAGATCGGCAAGGTCAACAAGGGTTTTGCCGAGGCAAAGCAGGCGGTAGACGCCTTCAAATCCGCGACCACCGCCGCAACGCGGGAATCGGCCGCAGGGATGAACCTGCTGGAGGCCGCCGTCACCGGTGTGGCCGTCAGTCTCACGAGCAAGCTCACCGACGCCGCCGGCACCGCCCTGGGAAGCGTCAAGGGCCTTGTGCAGGGCTTCTTGGAGCTGGACGGTGAGCTTCGCCTGGCTGCCGCCGCCGCAGGGGAAACGGGCGGTTATCAGCGGCTCAGCCAGATCGTGGACAAGGTAGGAATTGACGCGGCCGGCACCACGAAACAGGTGGCGGAGCTGGCCACCAGCCTCGTGCGGGCCGGCTTCAGCATCTCTGAGGTGGAGGGGGCCCTGGCCGGCGTGGTCCGGGGCGCCGAGGCCACCGGCACCGGGTTTGAAGCCTTCGGGAACATCGTGGGCAACACCCTGCGGGGGTTTGGGCTGGAGGTGGATCAGACCGCCCGCGTGGTGGACGTGCTGACGAACACGGCCAACAGCTCCAACGCCTCGATTGAAGGCCTGGGGTACACATTCGAGTACACCGCGCCGATCGCCAAAGCCCTTGGGGTGAGCCTGGAAGACGTGGCCGCCGCCGCGGGCCTGATGGCCAATGCGGGCATCCAAGGCAGCGTGGCCGGCACAGGTCTTCGCACGGGCCTGCAGAAGCTGCAGCAGGCGGCCGGGGGCGCATCTCCTGAGGTGCTGGGCCTCGTGCGCGGCCAGGAGCGGCTGCAGCAAGTGATGGGCAAGCTCGGGGCCACCGTGACCGATGCCAGCGGGAAGCTCCTCCCCCTTGAACAGGTGTTCCTGCGGCTGAAGGCTGGCATGGAGAAGCTCAACCAGGCCGATCAGGTGCAGCTGGCGAACATCCTCTTCGGCGATGACGCGGGCTCCAAGTTCTTGTCCATCACGAACCAGAGCAGTTCGGCCATCAGCAAGATGTTCGCGGATCTCCGCAACAGCAAAGGCGCCACCGATACCGCACGCACCGCCATGGCCGGGATGGGCCTGGAAATCCAGCAGCTCACCGGCACCATGGACAGCCTTCGCAACAACATTGGCGGCGTGATGGCGGCGGGGCTCCGGCCCCTGGTGCAGGCGGCCAACCTTGCCGTGGGGGCCATCTCAGGCCTGCCCAAGCCGGTGAAAGACACCGGGGCGGCGCTGATAGCCCTTGGCATTGCCTCCACCGGCGCAGCGATCAGCATTGCCGCGCTCAATCTGGTGCTGGCCCAGACCGGCGGGCTTGCGGGCTTGGCCGTTGCAGCACGGGCCGCCAGTGTGGCCGTGGCCGGGATTGGGGGGAGCCTTGCGATCGTGGCCGCCGCCACCGCCGGGATCCTGCTGGCAACCGGGGCGTTCAAGGAGATGGATCAGACCACCAAAACCCTGGTTCAAACCACCATCGCGCTGGGGGCCGGCGTCCTGGTGTTCCGGGGTATCGCCGCAGCCGCTGGAATCGCTGCAACCGGGCTGAGCTTGCTCAACATTCAACTCGGCAGGACAGCCGTGCTCACCTCCTTGGCCTCTGGCGCCGCAAGGGGTGGATTCATCGCTGGACTGGTCGGCGCTGCCGCAACCGCCGCGGGCGTGTACGCGGTGCTCAACAACAACATCAAGGCGACAGGCCAGGAAACCGAAGCACTCAGCAGCAAGGCCCGCGGACTGAAAGATCAGATCGCGCAGCTTCAAAAAGAGATTGCAGACGGGAAAAAACTGGGCATTGATACCACCGAGGCACAGAAGCGGGTGAATGAGCTTTATATGCAACTGCGAGAAGTTGAGGGACCGCTGGAGATCAAGCTGAGTATTGACAAGGCGAAGGCTGAGCTTAAGACGCTGAGAGAGGAGTATGACAAGTTGGGCGAAGGGGATCGGCAGAAGACCCCGCTTCAAGCCAAGGTGGACGGCGCTGAGCGCTACCTCAAGCTGCTGCAGGAGATCGACCGGGGCCAGGCCGTTACAGACGCTTCTCCGGTGGCCCAACAGGGCGCCAAGGATCTCGCTGAGCTTGAGAAGCGGGTTAAGGGGCTGCTGGCCAAGAAAATCAGCCTCCCCGTTGGCGCCCCCGAGCAGAAAGACATAGACGAAGCCTTGGATGTTTATCAGCGCCAGATAGATATTAGAAAGGTCGGGATTAAGACGGTGATCAACCGAGAGGAGGCCTTGCGGCAGCTCAGCGGCCTGCAAGGTGACATCGCCGTAGCGCTGTCCAAGGGCGCCGATCCGTCCAGGCTCCGCAGTCAACTACTCCCGCTGCAAATTCAAGTCAGGAATCTTGACCTTGAGCGGGACAAGATCAACAAGGATCTAGCGGCAACATTGGATCGGCAGGTTGCCGCAGACGGCAGGCGGGTGCTCACCTCAAAGGAGCAACTGGAGGTAGCGAAGGGCAAGCTCAGCGTGCAGCAAGCCAGCGCCAACCTAGACGAGAAGATTCTCGGGCAGGACACCGCACGCCTTCGGTCCATTCAGCAGGTGGCCGATGCCTACGTGAACCTCGCCAGCGCTCAGGCGGCCCTGACCCAGAGCGGCTTCGACGTGGAGCAGAGCCGCAACAGCAACCGCCTCAGCCTGGCAGAAAAGGAGCTGCAGTTCCTGCGAGAGCGCGGGGGAAACGCACAGGTGATTCAGCAGGCAGAGGAGCGAATCGCGGCGATCAAGCGGGATGGAGAGGGGATCGAGTACCGCAGCATGAAGGCCAACATCGAGGCCACGGCTCAGCGGTTTGAGATGGAGCGCAAGGTGCTGGAGCTGAAGCAGGCGGGACAGCTCCTGGAGCAGCAGGGTGCCATGCGGGCAGCCGATCGGGCGGTGCTGCAGGAGCGCCAACAGTTGCTTGAGTTGCGCAGCAAGCTGGCGGATCCAAGCACCACGGCACTGCAAAAACCATTCCTCAACGATCAAATCAAGCTGCAGGGGGAATCCATCAAGGCCGCGCAGTCGCTGGCCGGGATTGAGCGTGAGCGAATGGCCAACCTCGGAATGATCTTCGGGCTGGAGCGCCAAACACAAGAAGCACAGCAGGGGACCGCCGCCAACCAGCAGCGGGCCGCAGCAGCCAGCAAGGGATGGGAGGAGAGCCTAGGGGGCGCCTTGGCCGCAGTGGACAAGGCCGCTGCTGGTGTTGATCGACTGAAGCAGGTGTTCGTCGGCACGATCCAGGCCGGCAACGGCCCGGTGGAGCAGATCTACGCCGCGGCATCAGGCCTGCCCGAGCCCCTGCGCAACGCGACCGATGCAGCCAATGGGTTGGCCGATGGGTTCGCGACGGCCAATGCCCAAGCCAATGTCCTGCTCCAGACCGTTTCCAAGCTCGCCAACGCCCCTGCCGCCCGCTGGGCCGGTGGCGGGGTGGATCCGGGCGGCCGGTATCAGGTGAACGAGCTGGGGGTAGAGAGCTTCCTTAGCCGCTCGGGCGCCCTGTCGCTGATCCATGCCCCGGCCTACGGCTCCTGGAGCCCGCCCTCCCCCGGCATGGTGCTTCCCGCGGGGCTCACCTCCCGACTTGACGCCATGGGCGCCTTCGGTGGCGGCCCGGCTCCCCTGCTGGCTGGCATGGCCCCGGCTGCCGGAAGTGGCGGCGCCGCGTCGCAGGTTGCGGCCCTGGGGCGCCTCCAGCGCTCGATTGATGCCCTGGAAGGCACCATGCGGACGTATCGGCCTGAGGTCACCGTCAACCTGCCAGGCAACGCCGGCCTCCTCCACACCCTGACGAGCATCCGATGATCACGATCTCCTACGGCGGCACCACCTACACCTATCCGAATCTCACCGAGCACCCGTACGGCTACGACGAGGTGGACGTGCGCCGGGGCCGGGCCGCCAGGCGGTGGGCCCTCTCGGGCGTCGTGAACCGCGAGGACGGGGCCACGATCGCGGGGCTCTATGCCGCCTGGAACGCGGTGAAGATCCTGGAGGATGACCCGGTGCTCACTGGCGCGGTGGGGGCCACCGTGAATTTGATCGGCGCCGCGCCGGGCTTTGCGTGGGCCTCGGCGGTGCCCTGCTGGTTCGCCTCGGCCCCCTCGATCGCCATGGCGGGGATGTTCTGCCGGGTGAGCACCACCCTTGTGGACGCCTCCCAGTCGCTGGCCATCCTGCTGCGGCAGGGTGAAGAGGAGGCGGAGCAGGCCGCGCAGCTCAGCCTGGGCACCCTGACCTTCGGGAGCGCCACCGTGAATTTGACCGCTCGGCCCGACGGCTTCACCGATCTGCCGGCCCTGGCGCTCACCCCCGGCGGGCGGCACGTGATCACCGGGCCGCTGGCCCCAACCGAAACGCGGCGGGTGCAGGGGTGGGTGACGGCCGCCAACCTGACGGCCCTGGAGACATGGCTCAAGACCACCTCCTCTGCCAGCCCCTCCGCGGGCGGGTGGTTCCCCACCGAATGGTCGGAGCCAGTGGCCAGGCGCCGCGCTGATGGGGGCACGATTGGCACCTACTACGACGTGGCCTTCGCGGTGACGAAGATCCGATGAGCGATACCCGCGCCTATGCCTGGTGCAACCTCGGCCCCCTCGCCGAGCAGGCCAGCAGCATCGCCGAGAGCCATGTGCAGGGGTCTGGGGTGATCACCGTGAAAGGCGCGGTGAACCTCTCTGGCATCTACCGGCCGGCGCCGGGCACCATTGTGGAGCTGGCCTACAGCGATGGTCAGAACTGGATTGCACGGCTCCCGTGCCGGCTGCGGGTGCTGTCGTCGTTCGCCAACCCCCTCGCCGGGAAGATCACGAGCATCAGCGTGGGCTGTGACCTGGCCTACATGGAGGCCCGCAAGCAGCCGCCCGACAGCCTCACCACACGCCAGGCCAACCCGGACGCCCCGGAGGCGGTCTGGCGTGCCGCGGCGCCTGCGATTCCTGCCAGCTGGCTGGTGGGGCAGATCCTCGCGGCCCTGGGGCTTACGGCGGCCGGATCAATCCCACTCACCAACCATTACACCCGGCAGGAGTTTGATCTGACGGCCGGCTACGTGGAGGAGCTGGGCAAGCTGGCCGCCTCTGAAGGCTATGCCGTGCGGATGAACACGGCGGGCCTTGTGGAGTTCTTCAACAAGGCCCCTGGCGAGACGGGAACCGGACCGCTGCTGACCGAAGAAAACCTGACTGACCTGAACCCAATCAATACTGGCGATCTATCAGGAGATGCGGTCTACGCCAAGTACACCAGCCTGAAGCTGGTTGCGCCGTCTAATCTTGATGAAGATCAGCTAGGCAAGCGCAACTGGGAACTAGAGGAGAACTACGGCGCTCCCGAAGCATATATTCATCAGTGGACAGAATATGTTACCAAGCCAGTTCTTAATCCAGACGGCAGCTTGGCTTTCCGTCAGCGCAAAGACGCAAACGGGCAGCCTGTTTTTTACACCGCATCGGAATCAATAGAAAATGGCTTTAAGACCACCGTTTTAGGCGGCAAGGTGATGGATCAGGTTTTCGAGGTCAAGGCCTATCAGTTACAGGAAACGATAAACTACAACCCTCGCACGATCACTAAAACGACATACGATAGCAAAGACCGCGTAACTGCTCGTAAAACCCTAACCTCAAATCAATGGGGAACCGATATATACGCAGAAACTTCTTGCACATACGGTTATGACGGAGAATTACTTTTAGAAAAAACAATCGAGTTCTCCCCCGAGGGCCCATTAAGAACTTCGCTGGGGTATCAAGGGGACTATATCACTGTTCGTGGCGCTGGCTATGGCGCCCAGTATCAATCCGTCTACCGAGAGGTCAGGTACGAAAGACACAAAGCGGCAGGCGCAACAAAAGCGACCACCTTTTCGCTGGCACCGTTTATCAGCACGGTTGACGGGCAGGAAACTATGTCGCGATACCGCGATGCCGGCTATCAATTAGACCAAAGTCGCTTATCAACGCTGCTTGGCATTGCAAAGCAGCTCGTCAACTCCGGCGGCGGGGTCAGGATCAGCACCGGCCGCGAGTACGGCCTCCAGAAGCGCCCTAGCGAGGTCGAACGCACCGCAGCGGCCAACCAGAAGGCCCCCACCGTTGAGACCACCTCCGAGGCGACGTGGGCCGTGGGATCGGCCACCAGCCAGACCAGTATTGAGCTGAGCCCGCCCTACGTGCCCGACGATCGAATCGTCTACTCCGGCGGCACCAACGGCACGTACAGCGTGATCAAGGGCAACGCCGATCAGGCGGCGCTCCACTATGCCCGCACCGAAAACCGCCTCCTGCTGGGTCACCGGAACGGCAACGGGATCCAGGTGCTCCCCGAGCTGCTGCCAGTCGCACCCATGGGCCTGGTGTTCATCAGGCTCAACGGCTGCACCGCCGCCTACAGGGCCAATGGGACCACCTACAACATCGACCCGCAGGGGGTGACGGCTACGACAGATTGCCTGTTCTGGGGGGCGGTGGATGGCGCCGTGGCTGATGCGTGGTTCCCGCTGCCGCCTGGCGCCACGTCGCTGCCCGCCCCTGTCGCGATCACCACCAATGCCAACCCCAAGCCCGCGAACGCCATGGCCATCCCTGGCGGGTTCAGCTTCACCAGCCCCAGTCTGAGCAGCCTGTTCGCCTCTCTTCCCTCGGGCCAGGCTCCGGTGTTCCCGCGGACCGTCACCCCTGGCGCCGTCCTGCGCCCGTATCACGAGACTGTCACGATCGCCGCCGGTGGTGGCGCCGGGGCGATAGCGACCGCCCTGCCATGGATTCGGCAGCCAGCCATGGAGGTGCTGGCGGGCGGCGGAGCAGGGGCGATAACCGAATTGGTGAAAGTGGTTCTTGCAGGCAGCGGGTCTGGGGTTATCGCAAATCTTGGCCAAAGCAATCCTGTGTCTGAACTGTACGCCGGCAGCGGCTCAGGGTTGATCGCTAACCTTGGCCCGAGCCTGTCAATGACGGAGTTTTACGCCGGCAGCGGTTCAGGAGTAATTGCGGATCTTGGAGCCAGCTCGCTTATGTCAGAATTTTATGCTGGCAGCGGTTCAGGAGTGATTGCAGACCTCGGCGCAAGCACGCCCATGTCTGAACTTTACGCCGGAAGTGGCTCAGGAATCTTTGCAAACCTTGGCACAAGTGTGGCAATGACATCAAGAACCACAAAGACCTACACAACATCATCCTTGGATCAATTTGGTGTAGCCGACTTTGCTATAAACATTGGCTTCTTGGCAGAACTGGTCGCCATACGAGTGTCCGAACCTTCATGGGTCAGGATCTACCGCACAAGCAGTCAAAGAGCGGCAGATTCCAGGACCAGCCCTGGCGGCAACCTACAAGCAATCATTGATCTAGGCGAAAACAAGCCAACCTCAGAAAATGTAACAACGCAGGCTGATCAAATGATTGTCCAGAACCCAGTTCCGCTAATGCAAGGCGATGACAATGGCCTAATTTATGTTAGGCTGATTAAACAAAATAGCGGGGCGGCGCCCGTCACGCTGACCATCACGATCTTCCTTGAGGAAATTTAGCCATGGCTGTAACAAAGCAAGCCTACGCATCAGCTACAGCTCCCTGGGCGGCTACTGCTGTTTGCGACGATCTTCGAGACGCCTTCACTGGCGCTGGCTTAATGACCGGCTGGTTTGATTCCTTCTCTTCTGGCGGGCGTGAGCATCGAGTTATGGAAGTTGTTTACAACAGCTCCAAAACATACGGGAAGACATATTATTGGTTTACGATTAGCACGACAGGAATTTGGTTGAGAGTCACAAGCGGCTGGAACGCTGGATCTGACATTCCGTCGGGGACTCAATTTTTAGATTTTTTTGATACTACCACCACTGGCCTTAACGGCGCAACTCAACTGCTGGCACTTAACTCTTCGGTTTCGTTTTCATGCACTCGCTATACGTCGTCGGGTCGCAGCTTCTTTGTCATAAGAACTGGTACGGATTATAGTACGTTTACGATTGATGGAGCTAGTACAACGTTTATCAGTTTATATGATTTAGCTATTGGGTATCATCAGGGATTTTTCCGAGTAACTATTTCAAGTTTTACGATTGGTTTTGCGTGTCCGAACAGAACTAGAAGGGCGTTGCTAATGGGTTCAAGCCTAAACCATAACCAAAGCGCTGTTAACTTTAGCACCCAATTTCGGGTAGCCTCATACTCCTTGCCGAGAAATGCTGGCAATCAAGGCAGCACAACTTTCAGCGACGAAGGATTTATCCTTCCCGGCTGGACAACAGCAGCAAACCCAGCCGCTTCATCAAACTTTAATCCCGTATTCACTGGTCTTAGACTTTCAAGTTGCCACGCTTCCGACTTGCCTGCGGACTTTGGTATTACGGCAATTAAAACAAGCAACACGTTGGCAATACAAGACAACGCGACAGTGACGGCAACAGTTGAAGAATATGAAATCCTGCACTTTCTTAATCAAGGGTTTCAGAACGTTAACATTGCCTCTAACCCAGCCTTCCTTGCCAGGACAGTTGGATGACCATAACTACAGCCCAAAGCATTAACGGCGCCCCGTGGAGTTCTGGCACCTACGCGGGTGATCTCACCGTCAACAGGCAGCTTGGGCCTCAGCAAACAGTGGCACCAATGGGCGCAACCGTTATTGCTGCTGGCCTAAACTTATCTTTAGGCAATCCAACTAATACAACCGGGGTGCCAAACATTACAGCCGGGTTTGATCCGTCTGTCGTGGCTGCGCTTTCGGTAAAACTGCGAACTACCGGGCAGATATGGCCGTGCGGGTTCGGCTGAATAGCGGCCCGGCTCAGCTTGTGCCTAGGTTCCTCTGGAACCGGGAAAACTGAAGCAGATACGGGAATGCCATGCCTGCGATGCTCCAGACGCCCTATGAAGCGGGGCGGTTGTTTGCCGGGGACTATGCCGGCAAGAAGGCTCGACTGTGCCTGGCGACAACTACAGGAGGGTCTCCGGGCCTCAGCTCAAACACTGCGGCGTGGGACGCGGTAGAGCTGACCGGCAATGGATACGCCCGTTGCGAGTGGACGATCCCTGCGGGTAGCTTCAACAGCACCGCAGATCGCTTTGAAGCTGGTTCGCAGTCTTGCCAGTTCATCGCCACAGGGGGCGGAGCAGGCTTGTCATGGAACGCCGCCTACCTCGTGATCGGCACGATCGGCGGCGGCGGGGCCGTCACGTGGAACACGGGTGTTTCGTTTGTGCTCACGGAAAGCCCTACCGCCACCCTGGCAGCAGGATCCAGTCGCACCTACACCGTGAGCCTGCTCACCGATGGTCTCACGGTGACGGCCTGATCGGGAAAGCTATGCGCAACCGGGAAAACTGAAGCAGACACGGAAAGCCCATGCCTGCGGCAATGATTCTAACCCCCTTTGAGACGGGGCGGTTGTTTGCCAACAGCTACGCCGGCAAAAAGGCTCGGCTGTGCTTGGCGGTCAACACTGGATCGCTGAGCGCGGCCAGCACCACTGCCCAGTGGGACGCAGCAGAGCTGACCGGCAACGGCTACGCCAGGTACGAATGGACGGTCCCCTCTGGCAGCTACAGCAGCACCACGGAGCGGTTCGAGGTGCCGGCTCAGCTCTGCGAATTTTCAGCCTCATCCGGGGGTGCCGGGCTGAACTGGAACACCGCCTACCTTGTGATCGGCACGATCGGCGGCGGTGGGGCCGTCACGTGGAACACGGGTGTTTCGTTTGTGCTCACGGAAAGCCCGAACATTGTGCTTAGCCCAGGCGAGCCACGCAGTTACAACGTGCTCCTGTTCACTGATGGCTTCCTGGTGGCCGCCTGATGCCTGCCCGCGTCAACCTCAACGTTCCGCCGCAGCTGATCGAGTCCGCCAGGGCGGCGCAGTACGCCAACCGCGAGGCGCTGGGCGGCAGGACACTGGCCGACAAGATCAAGGCGAAGGTGAAGGCCCGCCGCGATGCCGCGCTGAGAGCGCAGCCGCCGCCGCCTGACCGGGCTGGCGAAGCGCCGGAGGGGCGGGATCCGCTGAAGTGGCGGATATGGAGGAAGAGGAGGCCCTTTAGGCCGGTAGACGTGGGGTTGGCCTGGCTGCACATTGGAAAGAACTACACTCTTATTACAAATGAGCTAGAGATTACCAACGAAACTGACGCGGACGAGAACAACCCATCCCCTAGTTACGAAAGAAGAACAACCGAAGGATCCGCAAGCGCTTCGCTAGAGTTTGTTGTTACAGTCGGGGCCAGATCAGGCGAAAGGTGGAAACAGTTTAGGCATAGCCTGACATTTACCGGCACGGGAACCGATGTCTTTGAAAAAACTTGGACCCGGATAGAAGACGGTGTGCTACCCATAATACTCGTGCAAGAACGGACCTTTGGGAGCGGCACCCACAACTTTTGCGCAAGGCTTTGGTGGAACCTGCTCCCTGCTGGCCAGTCAGATATGATACTCGTCGTTTCCATAGCTCAATACCATCGTAATTATGCGTATGAACGATTGGGGTTCGGTCCAGTTGTTTTTTCTCCCAATAACTTTACGATACAAAACACAACGCGCACCTGTTTCCTGGTAACTGAGTCTGATGTTGTTGAGCTGACGCAGCCCCTTCCTGCGTTTATGCAAAGAAAGATAGACTCTGTACTGACTAAAAACGCAGCGGGCGGAATTGCGATTAGCTACAATACGCTGAATCCTGATGTTTCTATAGAGTTGGCTTTACCACAGCCAGCTATTGGCACTCACCAACTAGGCTTTGATAGCGCTTCCTCTGTGATCTATGAAAGCATTGCCCTTGATGGCACCTTTAGCGAAGTATCACCGCAGCAAGCGAAGGCGTCATACGTTGAATACAGCGGAAACCCGGAAATCCCTGTCTTGGGTTACAAGCGCGATGATCCATCGGTCGCAAGCACACCCACAACGGAAAGAGGGGTGTTCGGCATTATTACTGGCGCAAGTGTTACCGCGCCAGTGACGCCTGAAATGCTTGCTCTTGGCCTGGAGGATGAATTAGAGCAGGCCCCAGGACCGGCCGCAGCAAACCAGCCCGAGCCGGTTCGGATGGTCGTTTCCTACGACTACCACGGCGGCACCTATTGCCGTGATCGGCTTAAACTGCTTGGTATTGACATACCATGACCACCCCCCAACCCCAGCCCCCACTGATCCAAACCGCCCAGCTCGTGGCCCTGGCCAACCGTCAGCGGCTGCTGCAGCGGCAGGCCGAGGGGCGGGCCATCGCCAAGGCCGTGGCGCAGGCCCTGAAGGGCTGAGGCTTCGGACCGGGAAAACTGAGGCGCACCTTGCACCGGCGGAGCGATTCCCCGGCAACGCATGAAAAAGAATCAGCTTGATCGGCTTCTCGGGACTGCCGATGAATGGCGGCGACCATTGGCCACTGTGGACCCTGACCCCGTGGACGCGGGGGATGGCGGTGGCGGCAGTGACGAGCTAGACGCTGACGACTCCAGCCTGGGAGAAGCTGGCCAGAAGGCCCTCCGCGAGGAACGGGCGCTGCGGAAATCCCAAGGCGCTGAACTGGCACAACTCAAGGCCCAGCTGGAGCAGATGAAGGGGCTAGTAAGCCCTGAGACCTTTGCCCAGGCCCAGGCCCAGGCGACGGCGCTGCAGCAGCAGCTGGCCGATCAACAACAAAGCACCGCGGCCGAGCGGCAGCGCCTGGAGGCCAAGGCCAACGATCGAGTGAGCAAGGCCGAAGCCCGCGCCACCAAGGCCGAGGCCGATCGCATTGCGCTGCAGGTTCGCACCGCCGCGCAGAATCTGTTCATGGCGACCGGAGGCCGCGATGGCGGCGATGGCGGCGGGCAGACCTACTTCGATGCCTGGTTCGCGTTCCACGGCAGCCGCCACATCAAGGTGGATCCGGCCACCGGGAAGGAGTTCATCGTTGATTCCGATGGCGATCCTGTAAAGCAGGGCGATCAGAACGTAGATCCCGTGGCGTGGATCAACGAGCAGGCGGACAACAGCCCCGTGGTCGGGTCCTTCTTCAAGCCCAAAGGCGGCAGCGGCGGCGGCGGCCTGGTCGGCGCCCGCGGCTTCCGCACCTCGCAGGGACTGTCCCCAGAACAGGTGAAAGCCTTGTCACCAAGCGAAAAACTGGCCGTCCACCGGGAGGCGGCAGCCCGCCGCTGAGGCGGCCCCGGCGGACCGGGAAAACTGCGGGTGATCCCAAAGCGCGATGCGGCGGGATCACCCCCCAAGCGCGATGCGGCAGGGGCAACTGAATCCCCCGAGCCCTTGGCTTGTCGGCGTGGCGCGATGCCTGTCTGGACTACCACTGAGCGACGGATCCGCCCACGTCTACCCCTTTCCCAATCGTGACCATCACCACCTACCACCAAGTTTTTGAGCGCAAGAGCTTTGAAGCCGATGCGAATCTGCAGGAGCTTGCCGTTATTGAGACGATGCTCAAAAACGGCCCCCTGTTCGCGCAGCTTCCGTTCAAGGACATCACTGGCGCCTCTGAAGTGTTCGGACTGGAAGACGAACTGCCCGCTGTGGCCGCTCGCCTCCTGGACGAGAAGCCCAAAAATGGACGAGGCAGCTCCATCCCTCAGTCCGTGATCACGGCGATCTACACCGCTGACATTGAAACCGATGTTCAGCGCCTCGCTCGCGAAGGCCGAGGCTCTCACGACAGCGAGGTTCTCCGCAACGCCAAGTCCATTCGGATGCTACTGGAGACCGACTTTATTCGCGGCAGCCTCCAAGCCAGCGGCGGCAGGTCGTTCAACGGCCTCGCCAACCTGATTACGGCTGTATCCACCAATAGCCAGGCCATCGCCAATCATGCCACCGGCGCCTCCCCCAAGTTGGCGGCACTGGACGACATGATGAATCAGGTGGACGCGGCGCCATCCGAGAAGAAACTGATCTTTCCCAAGAGCATGAGGCCCGCCTTGCAGGCCCTGCGGCGCGATCAAACCCTGACCGGCAACCTGCAGATCGAGACCAATGCTCTCGGCCAGCCGGCAATGTTCTACGACGAGGCGGAAATCATCCTCACGGATGTTGACCCACTCAACGTACCGATTCAGGGCTTTACCGAAGGGAGCGGTGGCAATACCTGCTCCATCTATTGCGTTGCCCTTGGCGAGGATTCGGTCTACATGGCCCAAGGCCTCAGCATGGTAAATGGCGAGCTTCAGCCGGGCCTGGTGGTCTATGACGTGGGCGAATCCTACGCTACGACTCACTTCAAAACCCGGATCAACATTGACTGCGCGGCGGTGATCAAGAACCCCCGCAAGGCTGCCCGCCTTTACAACGTGACCAAGGCCAACTTTGCGGCCTGATTCAATCTTGCTTCTTTCCTTTACCCCCTGATTCATCATGCCTGCTGCAGTTGGCTACACCAATCAACGAGCCGCCCGGATTGACCGGGACAGCATCCTGCTCGGCTCCGTCTTTGCTGGTGTGAACGGTGACGGCGATCTTGAGCCCGCCGCTACCCGCACCGGTACCGCCCGCCTCCTGGAGGGGCGCCTCAACCCCTATGACAACTGGAAGGTCGTCGCTGTGGGCGGCCAGTCCAGCTCTGCTGGTGGCTACCTCGTTCAGGCCGCTCACGTGGCCCAGGGCGATGCTTTGGCCAATGCCTCGGCGTGGGCCACTATCGGCGCCATCGCTTTCAGTGGGACCGCCGAGGTGCCCCTGGGCTTCACCGGCGATCAAGTCGAGGGACTGGTCAGAGCCGCCGCCGTTGCTGCCAGCGCTCCCATCACTGGAAAAATTCGCGTGGTTGCGCTTCGGCTGACCGCCGGCACCGGCGCAAACGGGGTTGCCGCCCCCAGTGGCACCGGCAACCGCATCCACCTCCAGCGGACCTGATCACAGGGCCCTTTCGTCCACGGGGAGGCTGCGGCCTCCCTTTTCTTTCAGGAACCATGAGCTTTCTATCAATCAGCGTTTGCCCTGGCATGGACTGGGACCCAGCCGCCGAATGGGCCAGGCCAGCTCAAGGCAACGACGCTGCCGAGGAGCAAGTCGCAGCCCCCGAGGACCCCGCGCAAGGGCAGGGAAGGCTGAGCCGGCTTACTGGGCGCCGCCGGGCTCGCACCGATAGCGGCACCTTTCAGGCGGACGACCCGGCCACGCCAGCGGTGAACGAGGCCTACCAGGAGGTGGCGGAGCCCAGCGCCGAGGCCGAGTCCGAGCCGGGAAAACTGAGGCAGTGATCAACGCGGGCACCAACAGGGAAACGCCTTGGCAAACCAGACCGTCACTACCGCAGTCAACTACGACTCCGCCGTCATCGGCGGACTGCTCGACGGCGAGAGCAGCGTGATCGGCGGAGGGATCGAGACGTGACGTTTTCAGTATCCGGGTCAATTATCACACAGGCCAACGAGTCTGGAATTGCCATTACGGCAGCTGCTTCTATTTCGGGCGGCGTGCGGTTTACCTGCGCTCAGTCTTACGCGGCGGGCAATGTCGTCCGCATCACAGGCACCTCGAACTACAACGGCGACTGGATGATTGCCGCCAGAACCGCGACAACCTTCGACGTTCTGGAAAGCGCACAGGGCACGGGGATCACGTTCGTTTCGAGCCAGTCCGGCACTGCGGCGCGGGGCGATGCAAGCCTCGCGGGGTTGAGCGGCCTTGCCGGTGTGACGACCACGAGCGTGGACGCCTCCAGCGGATATGTGATTTACCTGCTGGGCGATAACGTCAAACTGCAGGTCAATGGCACGTTGGTCATCGGCGGTCTGCGAGAGATCAATTCGACTCTCTTTGGTCACAATGAACAACTGGTTATCGGGCAGAACGCAGTCAGCACCGGCCAGCCGGTGCTTCGCGTGGGGAGCGGCGGCGTTCAGGTGGTTGGGTGCAGGTACACCAACACCGTCAACTACACCGGGACAAGCGCCCCCAACTACACGGACGGGATCTCTCAGCAAGTCCTGATCTATCAGAAGGGGCAGTACGGGCGAAGCACCGCCGACGGCGATGGGGGGACATCCCCAGCGACCAACCCGGCCCCGGCGACTTGTTTTATGGCAATTTCAAGCGGTGCGCGTTTCGATTGGATCAGCGGGACAATTGATCACTGGGCCGACATCGTTTTTGACAACGGCTCGATTGCGAACATTGGTTTTGATGGGCAGCGAAACAAGCCGGTTACGGATTCGCGTCGAGGGTCAAACGTCATCTGGTTTAAGCCGGGAAGCGCAGTGTCGATTTTCGCGCTGAAAGCAATTGGGGACCGAGGCATTAACGTCACCAACGTCAATAACACTGGTCGCGGTCCTACTTTTCAAATGCTGCAAGGCCCAGCGGTATTCAAGGGCTTTGAGGGTTTCTGGTGGCGTTGTGTCGTTGGCCTTGCGAATGGCGCCGGTGTCGGCGGTTCATTCACAATCGAGGACTACGCGGGCGCTTTGGGGTCTGAACTCGATATAGCAAAAGCCGTGCCGTCAGGGCAAACGCTAAACGTCACGTTCAAAAACAGCGCCATCGGTACGACGATGGCTGTGGTTGATGCTTCCTTGGGCACTGTGCTGCTGTACGTCGCTCAAAAGCTGACCGCTACGGTAAGAACGACCGGTGGCGTGGCAATTGAGAACGCGGTAGTTTGGACGATCAGTAATGCCGCTGTGGAAAGTCTCGGCGTCACAAACGCCAGCGGGAAAGCGGTGATCGACAACATCGAGACGGGTTTTTCACCTGACAATCAAGCAAGCGTTACTCCGCGCTTTGCGGCGGGCGATGTGGCGACTTGGAACGTCCGGGCTTATCAAAGCTTGCCTGCTATCTACCAAGTTACCATGCGCGGCATCGGTGGATCGACGGTTGAGCCTGCAATGGTGAACGACGCTGCTGTCACGCTGAGTCGGTCAGCGGCGGGCGCATTGGCAAGCGTGTCTACGCTAGACAATTTCTACGACGCTGCGAAATTCTGGAACGTCCAGAGCGCAAATGTCAATTTTCCGACTGCATCAACTCAGGTCGCCACGGCGGCAGGCACCACGCTTGACCTGGGTGCGCTCAATGTCGTTGTTGATGCGACGGCGGCGAGCGCCTTTGCGGTGGACACCGGCACAAGCACGGTCACGATCAAAAGCGCGACGCTGGCGGTCGGGGCGAAATTCGGCAGCCTCAAGACCACTGGTACGATCTCTTTTGCCAATGGCGCAGACGCGACCTGCACGCTTCAGGGCATCGTCGTTCGCGGCACCGCGGGCGCGTATTCGCCCAAGTTGGAAACCGCCACGATGCGTTTCACGGCGGCAGGAACCTATGACCTTCGCGGCGCGACAATCAGCGGCACCCTGACACTCACAAACACCAGTGGCGGCGCGGTGACGGTAGAGCTTCAGCCGGGCGTGCCCTTTGTGAACAGCGGTCCGAGTATCACTGTGGATAACGCGGTCAGCGCGAGCTTCACGATTTCCGGCCTGGTACTCGGATCGCGCCTGCTCATCCGCCGCACGGATACACAGGCAGTGCTGCTGAATGAAGAGGCTACGGGCACCAATCGCACCTACACCTACACGCACACCGCAAACATCCCGGTTGAGGTTGTCGTGCGCAAGGCGACTGGCCCTCCGGCGTATCAGGAATGGCGCACAACCGCCACCCTCACGGCAACGAACAGCGCGGTAACCGCTAACCAGCAACTGGACGAGTAAATCATGCCAATCGCCACCGATTTCACTATTTCTCCGACCGGCGACATCCGGCGGCAAGCAGGGGCTACAACTGAGGTCTATTCTGTTCTGGCGCTGCATTCCTGGTTGCAGGACCTGGCCGACGACGCCACAGCTGCCGGTAACGACCTGCTGGATATCCTGGCGCCTAATCCGAGCAAGCTGGACGGCCCTCGGGATGCGGCAGTCGCCTCACGGCTCAACCTGCTAACGGATGGGTCGGTCGCTTTCAACCTGGACGACACGGCGGCGCAGTTCATAAATTTTGGGTCAATCAAGCAGGCCGGCGCTTCAGTTCAGTACTCGGGGCTTAAGACGATCGGCGGCATTGTGGCTGGCAGCCCGATCTATGTAGTGCAATCGGGGTCCAAACTGACAAAGTTTTGGGCAGATGGCCACGTTCAGATCCTGGTGAAGGTTAAAACAGCAAACTCTTTCATTGATGGCGGCAACGTAACAGCCTTCAGCCGGAAATGGGGGCAGACCTATTCGCATTTCGATGTGGGCCTATCCGCTGGTGGCGAAAGCAACGCGGCGCTTTCGACCGCGCTTGACGGTAATATCCTGTTGACTGAGGCGCAAGCAGCGCTTCTTTCAACCAAGGTGGCGGTAGCCTTTGGCGACACCACACAAGATTTGGGCAACGGAAATGGTGGCAAGTTATACAAGGGAACCATTACCCTTTCCAACTCTTGCACTCTGCAGGAGGCCTACCAGTTCCTTCAATACCTAACTCGGGAGAGTAGCGTCGTCACCTTGAACGGCATTCCAGGCTGGCGCTACCGCGTGCTGAATGCGGCCTACACCGAGATCCCTTCGGCTCCCTTTGGCACCTTCGCAGGCGGCACGTTTTTCGTAGCGCAGGGCTGGTTCATCACCGGTGTCCTGCCGGCTGAAAGCACTCGGTATCAGCTCATCGCGCATGACGGCACCCCGCAGGTTCCGCCAACCCTTGTCGGGATCACCATTGGCAATCTGGTTTCGGGCGACCGCGTTTTGGTGGCGCGTGATAACGGGTCGGGCGGACTGCTGCGGAATGAATACACACCTGTCGCAGCATCATCCGGCGCCACGGCCCTTACCGTGGTGGAAACTATCAAGACGGACACACCTTCGGCTGGCGTCATCCGCATCAAAGGCTTGCGCTACACCTATTCCTCCTTCAATGCGAGCACCAAGACTTTCAGCGGTCTTTCCCCTGCCCTGGCCGGCGCCATTGCAACGGCGGATGATGTGTTCGTGCCCTACATTGATCGACAGGCAGCGGGTACTACGGAAAGTGTCAGCTTCATTTTTTCTAGCAACTTCAACACGCGAGTTGACGTGCGAAACGGCAGCGGCGGGGCGCCTATCGTGCCTTTCTTTACCACGCTTTCTATCACTAATGCAGGTGGATCGGTCAACGCAAGTCGCAACAGTGATGTGTGATGCTTTACTACCTTGCGCCATTCACGTTTGACTTTCAAGCATCACTCATCAGCGTGGACGCGGGCGTGAATGACATTGAATGTATCACGCTTTATAGTGCAATCAAACTAGCCCAAGCAAGTGAACCAGGAATCACCTATGACCGAATCGCCAAAGGATCAGGACTCAGCGCCCTTGGCCCCGGCGTGCAAGTCGGCCTCACCGTCGAGATACTGGGGTCGTGGCAACTTCGGTTCCCTGCCGGAAACTACATCGCCCGAGTCGCAGGCGGAAACCTCATCGGCGGACCAGGTGGTGACCCCATTGCCTACACCGCAGGCGTACAAACCCTCCTGATCCAGTCCGCTGCTTCAACCGTGGTCACCGAAGGCGGCAGCGTGCCAACTGCGGCAGAGAATGCGGCTGCAATGTTGGCGGCGGCGCAGGCCACGCCAATCCACGCCGATGTTCAACGGGTCAATGGCGTTGAAATCACCGGGACAGGTGTTGCCGGTGACAGCATGAGGCCCGTTCCATGAGTTTCTGGTCACGCGATTTTTGGCAGCCGGGGTTCTGGGTTGTCGGCTTCTGGCAAGAGCCCGTCACCGACGCGATGGGGACGCGACCGGGCGATCCACCAAACAGCGGCGTACTGCTGACTGGCCCCTACAGTGGCGTTCTGTTGTCAAATGCAGCTTTCTCTGGACGCTTGCTGTCCGGCAACATGCAGAGTGGCTTGTTGTTGAGTAATGATGTAGGCGGGGCAACACTGAGCGGTGTGAGGCGCGGGACACTTCTACCAAGAGGAAAATCATCAAGTTATCTTTTGACGGGCACGCTTCGTGGTGGTAAAATCGTCGCAAGAAAAACGTCCGGCACCCTTTCGGCCACAAAAACAAACGGCGCAATCGTGAGGTCACAATGAAGATTGAAACATTCTTCATCAAGCGGGGTGACACGTCTCCCTCGATCCAGTTTGCGTTGCTTCCGGCAACGGTGGTGCTGACCGGCGCAACCGTAAAGTTTCAAATGCGAGCGCGGCGACCACGGGGCGGAGGTGCCGTGATTGACGCAGCGGCTGCAGTGGTGACGGCAACTGGCACGCCAACAGTGGAATACAAGTGGCAGCCATCCAACACCATTAACGCTGGCTCGTATGAGGCAGAGTTCCGCGTCACCTATTCTAATGGCGAAATCGGTACGTTCCCGAATGATGGGTTTATACCGATCCAGATTACGGAAGATATCCAATAACCCATCCCCGCTCCCTGGGGTCACCGGATCAGCCGCCAATCTGATTTAGTGGCAGCGCTGCGGGATCGGGAAAACTGAGGCAGAGCTTAATACCCCATGGACAGCGGCAACCAGCCCCCAGGCACCCCCGGCAAGGCACCTTTCTGGCGCGAGGTTGAGCAACAGGTGGCAGCGGGCCTAATCCTGCTGGCCGTGGCTGGCATTGGCTACATCGGCATCACCGTGCCGCGTCAGCTTGATCTGGTATTGGAGAACCAGAAAGCCATCCTCGGCCGCCAGGTTGCTGCGGAACTGCGGCTTGAGAAAGTGGAGGGTGCGCTCAACGGCATTGATCGACGGGTGACGCGACTGGAGGCCCAGTGAACTGCCGGGAGGTGATCATCAACACCGTGGCCGTGTGCCTCGGCCTTGCTGCTGCCGGGGGGTTTTGCGGGGCAATCTACTGCCAGTCGCAGGGTGGGGAGTGCGTTGAGATCTGGAAGGCTGCAGGCACCGGGGCCCTTGCAGCGGCCACGACAGGCGGCACCCTGTTGGCTCAGCTGGATGGGCGGCGGCGGCGGGATCCCGAGGATCCGGTAGGTCCGTCGCAGGGTGATGGCGGGAGGGGCTGAAACCCCTTGCAGCGCAGGGCAGCGCTTATGAGACGGTATCGAAGGAAAACGTCGCCAAAGCGCTAAGCTCCGAAACCACTGCACCGCAGCCTATCCATGCAGCTCGGCTATGCCCGCGTCTCGAAGGAGGAGCAGGCCGACTCCCTGCCTGCTCAGGTGGCCAGGCTTCGGGCGGCCGGCTGCGATCGCATTGTCGAGGAGATGGAGAGCGGCAAGGTTGACACCCGCCCAGGCCTGGCGGAAGTGATCCTTGAGGTTCGCTCAGGCCGCGTGGCCGAGCTGGTGATCACCAGAGCCGATCGGCTGGGCCGCAACGCCGCCTTCGCCGATGAGCTGCTGGCCCTGTGCGGGATCCAAGGGGTCAAGGTCACGGCGATCGACGGCGGCACCATCGAAGCGGCGTCGCCCCAGGGATTCATGCAAGCCCGGATCCTCACCACCATGGCCGAGGTGGAGAGCAGGATGCTGAGCCTGCGGCTGCGGCGGCAGTTTGAGCAGTACCGGGCCCAGGGCCGCCACCTACGGCGCCGGAAACCGTTTGGGTATCGAGGGGGTGCCAACCACCGACTGGAGCCCCACCCGGAGCACTGGCCCCAAGCGCTAAGGGTGCTGCAGCGGTTGCGGCAGTTGGGTAGCTTCTCGGCGGTGATGCGGGAACTGCCGAGCTGGTGCGAGTGGACCCCGGCGAGCCCAAACCTGCAGGCTTGGTTCTACAACCCCTGCATCAGGGGGCACGTGGGCCACCTACTGCAGAAAGGCAGCGGGAAGAGCTGGAATCAGCAATGGGGTGAGATCCACTACGACCAGCATCCGCCGCTGATCGGAGAGGCCGATTGGCAAGAGCTGGCAATGTACTTGCGGCGGCCCAGCAACACCTTTCTGGGTCGAGGCCGTGAAGCTCGCCATGGGCTGACCGGGTTGCTGAGCTGCGCGGCGTGTGGCCACAGCCTGCGGCGCAACAACTCGGGAAATACGGCGTGGTGGCGTTGCCGTCACCGGTTGTGCCAGGAGCGGGGCGCCATTCGGGAGCCTGATGCCATGCCTCTGGCGGTGGCGGCGTGCGTCGCTGCCGCAGATCGCCTGGCGGCGGCGTATGCCATGCCTGCGGACGAGGATCCGGCGGTGGCGGCGAAGCGGCGGGATTTGGAACAGTTAGAGGGGCTGGCTAGGCGAAACCCCGCGATTGCCTCGGCGTGCGTTGCATTGCGATCGGAGATTGACAGCCTGATACGACGGCCGAGGGTGGCGCCTGAACTGGCTGGCTATGCCGAGCGCATCAGCGACCCTGAGTTTTTTTCAGGTGCGACACCAGAGGAGCAGCGGGCGCTGTTTGGGGCGGTACTGGAGACCCTGGCGGTGGGTCCAACGGGGGAAGTCCTCGCTCAGCCGCGTAGCTGGTGAGGCGACTGGCGATAGCCTCGCGGAGGGTCATTGCGGCGGCCATCAGTAATGAGCCTCTGGGTCGGGGGGCTCCCCGTAGAACAACGCCAACTCAGCCCGCAGGGCCTTGACCTCCCGCTTAGCCTTCGCCAGTTCCGCCCGCAGGTTCCTGGCCTCCTGCTCCGCCATGGCACGCAGGTTGTGAGGCGTGGCGCCACCGGGGCGGTGGACGGTGACCAGGATTCGCCCCCTGGACGAAAAGTCGCGCAGCGGCTGCTGACCACGGCGGCCACGGACGGCGCTTTGGAGCGCACCAGCGGCCTGGCCTTTTAGCCATGGCTTCCAGTCGTAGTCTTCGCAATCGGAGTAGCGGCTCATGGCATCACCTCTGAGTTAGCAAGCTCAAGTAGCACATCCGCATGACAGGGCTCGCCAGGTCTGCACCAGCAAGCCAGATCACGGCCTTTCAGTTCTGATCGAACCGCGGCGAGTAAGGCGGTATCGGCCAAGACGTGTTGGCGATACAGGTCCACCGCTAGTTGCCGGCCGTGATCCTCTACTCGATATGGATTGCCCCATCGGCCGGGGCGGGTGACGCAGATCGTTCCGGCCGGCAGAGGTTTAACCCGCGTCCGCTGCAGTCGCTGGGGGGTGTGGGTGGTCAAAATGGCTCCTCCGTTAATGATTCAATCAAAGCTAAATAGTCTTCTCTAGTCTTTAGCGTTACCCTTGCGTTATTTACTGCATCTCTTGCCTGAGTTAAGAGAAAATTATGCGCCTCCTTCCATGTATCAAAGAAAACCCCTGCTTTTGCTCGCCTCAAAATTTCTTTCCGGCCCCGATAGTCATCCTGTTCAATCCACACCTGTTTAGCCGTTTCTTTGACGCACTTAACAGGCGCAATTTTTTCCTTGCGCCACTTGTTGACCTCCCATTTGATGCTCATGGCTGCCCACCCTCCCCCAGCGTCGCCAGGAAGTCACGAACCACGGCCTTGCCCTCTGGCGTGTCCATGTCAGCCGCCCGAGCCTGAGTCAGGGTTGGCGGGGGCGCAGGTGGCGGAGGGCTGTGTAGGTTGTTGGCGATGGCCCGCAGACTGTTGGCGAGATACCGGCGATGCCAGCCAGGTTGGCTTAGATCAAGATGGCGACCCGCTTCGAGCAGCGCCCTCTGGGCCTCCGGCGTCAGCGCCGGGAACTCTTCATGCTGGCTCATGCTTCCACCCCCGCTAACCGCTCCATCTTTTGGTAGGCATAACCAGGTAGCTCCAGCGGCTGAGCGGCCGAGTCGTAGCCGGGCCACCAGCCCGAGGCTTCGGCTTGCACAGCCCTCTCCAGCGCCCGGCGGGCCATGCGGCGGCCCAGCTCGGCCTGCTCATCGCCGAGGATGTAGCGGCCGACGAACTCGGGCCTGGGGTGGGCCTTTTCCGCGGCGATGAACTCGAACTCATAGCCGTTGGGGGCCAGGATCAGCGCCCCTTCCGGCAACCCCAGTAGAACCTCGATCTCCGCCCGGCAGAACTGGGCGGCATCGCGATACCAGGCTGCCGAGAGGCAGTAGTTGTAACTAGCAGCAGCGCGGCCGAAGTGATCAGGGCCGGGGCCTGCATCCATGGCGCTCTTCAGATCGCCGATCCATAGGCGATCCCCGAGGAAGCGCACCGCGTCAAGCCTCGCCTTGCAGCGGGCACCGGTGAGCGGATCAACCCACGTGAGGGTCAGCTCATTGCCGGCGCGGTTCTGGGGGGTGTCAGCAAAGCGCGGGCCTAGGACCGGGTGGCCAAGGATTGCGCCGGCCAGAGCATCGCCGAGGCGCAGATCCTTGTCGCTGACCTTCTGGGCAGCGTCGGCGCCGGGGTGCTCCGCTATGAAAGCCTTCCACCATGCCTGCCGCGCCATGGCGTCTTGCCAGTTGGCATAGGTCGCGGTGTCCTTGTTGATGGTCCCGTCCTTGCGCGGCTTTGGCCCCTTCAACTGCATCGCCGTGGGTCGCTTCGGGGCATCCGGCGGCAGCACCAGATAGCGCTGATCGAACAGCTCGGGCTCCAGCAGGCGGCAGTGAAACAGGTTGCCGATCAGGAACTGGCCGGCGTCCTCCTCTTGCTCGCGATCGGGATTGATGAACTCGCTCCAGGCGTGAGCTTCGGTTTGGTCCGCGATCACCTTCAGCAGGCTGGCATTTATTCCAGGTAGCTGGTCGTAGGCCTCACGAGGCAGGCCGGAGAACACCTGGGGGGCGCCGGTGAGCGTGAGCCCCCAGGCCACCTCCCAGGCGGCTTCGGGGCTCAGCAGGGCCTCCCCGATCGGGGCGGGGCTGGGGGTCTGGACAGGGGCGGAGATTGTGGTCATGGCAGCAGCGTCGATGGGTTTCGTTCGTAAACAGTCGGAGCCTGTTCGTGCTCGTCGTCCAGCTCGTCGTAGGGGCGGCGCCGGGGCTCCGGCAGGTCGTCTTCGTCGTAGAGCAGTAGGTCGGTCATCCCAGCCCCCGTACGGCCTCGGCGGCGGTCTCTAGCTGGCAGGTGATCTGCTGGGCCCTGGCCCCGGCGCCCGGCTGCAGCTGTTCCAGCACGGCGGAATCAAGGCTCAGCCGGCGCAGATCAGCGGCCACGGCCTCGGCCTGGCCGCTGATCAGCTCCAGCTCATCGAGCAGGTCAAGCGCCATTGGGCGCGGTTGCGGCGGTGCCGCAGGAAAGGTGAAGGTCGTCAAAGGAGGATTCGCTGGTTGACTGCCCCTGTCGGGACATGGGTTAATCATAGCGAAAGACGCCGCTCTAGTCGCTTGATTGTTTCAATAGCCGTAACGGCTTGCACGGCCAGTTCATTAGCTCTATAGGGGTCGTAACGCTCCAGTGGCGTGGTGAGCTGATAGCTCAGGGCTGCCAGCGCCAGGCCTAGGGCGTCAGCGTCAGCCGAGACGGACCCAGGGGGCACCGGCACCACCTCGGGGAAGAGGCAGAGATGCAGGTAACCCCCGTCATCCGCCTCCCATGCGCCGGCCGTGATGGCGGGCAGTGGGCGGGTCGCCGCATCGGGGAAGCGATCCCCTAGGAGCACACCCGTGGGCTGGCCGTTGGCGCCGTGGTGGGGCCACTCGCTGAGCAGCTGCGCTAGGGCTGCAACGGTGATTGGGGGATGGGCCATCACCGCAAAGCCTGGAGGATCACCTCGGGCACCAGCAACAGCTGGGCCTGAGGGTTGACTTGCCGCTGGCCGTGCCAGATGCAGGGCAGGGCGATGAAAGGGGCCAGGAGAAGCCCCAGGAGGTGGAGGCGGGTCATGCGGATGGCCTCGTGGAGGCCAGCGTCCGCTCCCTGGCCTCTAGGTGCGTGATGCGAGCGCGGAGAAAGCGGACTTCCCTCCCTCGCTCGTTTCGGCTTTCCAAAAGACTCTTGGTGCGAGCGCAATAGATGGAGTGTTGACTTGCTTTGCCAGCAATAAAGCCAACTCCTAAGCAGACAATGGCGACGATGATAAACATTGAACGAGTTGCAATGATGAGCATTAAGTGGCCTTCTTGATGGGCAGGATTGCACTATCCAGGTCACGACAGGCAAGCTGATAGCCGAACGCTGCCGCGAGCTTTATGGCGTTGGACGTGTCGCCCTCGGCTTGCCGAAGGATCTCCTCCTCCGGCACCGCGATTTCAGACGGGACGCAGGCGGGCATCAGACCAGCTCCCGTTGAATGGAATCTTCGCCGGGCTCCTCCTGTTCCGATTCAGCCGGGGCCGGATCGGGTTCAGGAGCGGCAGCGGCGGCAGCCTTGGGGGCCGGCTTGGCGACGCGCTGGGGCGCTGCTGCTGGCTGCTGCTGTGGCGCCTCTTCGGCCGTCTCGGGGGACTGGGGGGTCAGTTCAGAGATCTGCTCAGCGGACAACACTGGCTCCCCGTCCGCGTGGCCGCAGCCGCGGTTCCAACGCTCCCGACTGCCCGCGTTGGCGAGACTCTGCATCAGGGCGGTGTGTTGCTCGGCGGGGATCTCCGCCAATGCCTCAACCCCAAAGGCGTTGCAGGCGTCCGCTTGGAACGCAGCCCGGCCGATCGGGCTCAGCTGCCGCTCCAGTGCGGTCAGGAGCTGCTGCTGCTGCTGCTTGGTCAGGGTCGCGACAGGGGCGGCAGCGGCGGAGGAGGAGGGGCTGAGCACTACCGGGACGGCGCTGGCCTGGGGAGCGAAGGGGAGCCCTGCAACTTCAAACCAGTCTTCAGGCTTGCTCATTCCATCGCGAAGACTGCAATAAACCTTGCGCAGATCAACAACTTGTGCCGGCTGAATTGCGTCAATGCGTCGTTGAATACGCTTCTCAATTTGATTTTTGGTTACATTAAACTCTGCAAAGCGCTCAAGCAGCGCTTTTTGAGCATCTGGGCTGGTGTCTGCTGACGCTGCCAATGTCCGTTCGCATTGCTCAATCGCCGCCTCCTGAACATCGCCAGGAATGATGCCAAGAATGCAAGCACGCAGACGGCGAGACCCTTGGTTGGCAACCAACTCATAGATGTCGCGTGGGTCGGTGAGCAGAGTAACCCCTTTCCGGGTGTGGCGTTCGTGGGCCACCTGGAAGATTTTCACGTCGCGGACGTTGGTTTCGATGTCCCAGGCAAAGGCCTCAACAGTTGAAACACCGTCGCCTTGCTCAAGCTCCCTGACGCCGAATTGTATGTTCCCCCAGTATTGAGCGAGGGTTTCGGCAAGCCGAATTGACGGCCCCGTAACATCTTGGCCGCCGCGACTGTAGGTATAAAGAGCTTTTTCGGCAAGCGTTGGACGCATGCAAGCGTTTAGGATTTGGTCATTGGCCCGCATGTGATCGCGAGGAAATTGGCGAGCGATGATCATCGCAGCCTGAACTTCGGCAATTTCACGGGAAGCCTGAACGGCGGCAAGCGCTCCGCCGTGGCTTGCCCCAGGCTGTTGATGTGCGGCTGCAACTGGCTGATTGCCGTTGCGTCTCACCATAGAACTGTTCATCAGTTGCTTTCGCTGGTTGGAACCCTTGCGGGCTCCGCCACCCTATCCAGACTCGGGCCGGAATGGGGTAGCGCACGAAACATCTCGCAACATTGCCGGAGGCTATCCTGATATGGGCTGGCACAGCTGAAACGCATCTAATCTGCTGCAGATTAACCACCTCTACCTCATGTGTTTTTTGCCTAATCTGCTGCAGATCCGCTGATCCCGTTCAATGTGCCCCCCCCCCCCCCCCGCAGTCGTGGTGACCCAATGCGAGTCCTGATTGAGTCTGAACAAGAAGCGGCATTGATTGAGCTGCGGCTTCGCGCCGTTCACTACTGCCTGGGGCCCACGGTTGAGATCGAGGTTTGCTTGCCCGATGGCCGGCGCCTACTTTCGCCCCGCGGCGGGCTCTCCCCGGCCGCCCGCTGCGCCTCACTCAACGAGCGAATGGAGGAGAGGCTGAGCGGGTGTGAGGTGTGATCAGTCCCTCGGGAGCCGGTAAAGGCGCTCCCTCACATCAGCCGGATCAATCGGCCCGTCACCATCCAGGGCCCCCAGCATCGCCCCCAGGACTGGAAGCTCCTGATCCAGATCGCCCCCGGAGTAGACCTCAAAGCCCACGACCACAGACCGCAGGCGCTGCCGGCGCCTCTCCTCGGTCACCCCGTAGGCAGCCAGCGCCCGCTCCAGGGCGTCGCCGATCGTCACCTTCCGGTCCCTGGCCCAGGCCTGCACGATGCGGCTGAGGTTGGCCGAGAGGCGGCGGGCTTCCATATCACTGATCCCACCCTCTTCCAATGACTCCGGCACCAGGCGGCCGATCCAGACTTGGTAGAGCCCTCCTGCGTCGAGGGGATCGTGACTCCCAGGATGGCGCAAGCAGAACGGTTCCGCGGGTAGTCCCAGGGTGCTGGGGAGCGGGCCGAAATCGGGCAGATCGTCTACGGCTTGGCAGCTGATCCCAGCGGCCTGAGCAAGCCTCAGATTCACCTGGGCCAAGGCGTCGATCGTCTGGGGGCCCGCTTTTTTGAGTTGCCCGGTGCGCAGATAGCTGACCTGACTGGTGGAGAGCCATGTCATCCCCCAGGGATTCGCCCACTGGCTCAGCTTCACCATCTGCTCGTGCGTGAGGCCGTTCCGAGCCAGCAGCATCCGCACCCCTCGGCTAAAAACGGCGATCCCACCCGCCAGGCGGTCTAGGCCATATTCAGAGCTTGCGTAATCGGATCGAGCCATTGTCTGTGCCTGTTCGTTCCTGCATCGTCGCCGAAAGGCTACAGCAAATGCAGATTCCGGCGCAAAATTACAGCAGAAAACCCCCGTCAACCAGCGAAGCCAACCGGGGGTTTTCTGGGTGGCGAACCACCGTACCAACTCTACAGGGCAGCCACAAAAAAGGGAGGCACTGTGGCCTCCCTTGCTTCTGTCTGGACAGGGTTTGACGGGGCTCAGTCGTCGCTATCGCCTGCGCCAATGGGCACCAGGCGAACCTGCTTGCGGCCCAGTTTGATCTCGAACTCGTCGCCGGGTTCCAGGCCGAGCATGGCGGTGTAGGCCTTGCCGACCATCAGGTTCCCGTTGAACTGCACCTTGGTGGTGAAGCTCAGCTTGCGGCCGGGCTTGCCGGGGCCCGTGGAGTCGCCGCCGCCAAAGCCCACGCCCTTGGCCTCCAGCAGGGCCTCGTAAAAAGCGGTGAAGTTGAGGCGCTCGGTGCCGTCCTTCTTGGTGCTGACGTAGCCGGTGGAGCGGACCAGATCGCTCTTTGAGGCATCGCCCAGCTCCTTGACCTTGGCGAGAAGGTCAGCGCCGACCAGGGGGGTAGGCGCTGCGGTTGCAGCGGGGGCGGGAAGGGTTGCGGTCATTGCTGAATCAGATTGCCTAAGCAATACTAATCTTACTCTGCACTAAAGCAACAGGCAATCACCCTGGCTGCTCGTCGTCTTCGGCGGGCTCCTCCTCTGCCGCCAAGGCCTCCACGCGCTCTAACTCCTCCAGCAGCGGCACCAAGGGCGCCACCAGGGGCCATAGATCGAGATCAACTTCCACGGCAAAATCCTCTAGGCCAATTCATGCTGCCCAGCGGGTGATGACGCAGCCGGTTGGCGCAGCGGATCAGCGGCAGAAGAGATGGGCGATCACCAATCACCTAGGCGGCAGCAGCGAGCCACGGCGGCACGGCGCCCTAGGCCGGTGAGTTCCTGGGCTGAGGCGATGGCGTGGGCTCGGCTGGTGGCCACGAGATCGAGGGTCACCGGGCCGGCAGGGGTGGGCAGGGTGACGCGGTAGGGGAGGGGTTCAGGCATCAACCCGCCAGGCTTGTGCGGCGCCTTGATCGGTCAGGCGGCTGGGGTGGAGGTCCGTGGTTTCAATCGGGCCTGGCTGGCTGAATCCCCGCTGGGCTTCATCAGTGGCGGCGCGGTGGTGGGCACGCTTCAGAGTTGCGGGATCCTCGTGCCAGTAGACGCAGGAGCCGCGGCGGAAGAAGGAGTAGGCCATGGATGGGATGCAGTGGGGATGGGTTGTCAAGAGTTACAGCAAACCAAGAATCAAAGGATCGCGTGCTCTGGGTACTTCGTGCTCATTGGGCGAAAGTCATCGGATGCGACCTTTCCGCATTGGGGGCATTTCATCTGCGGGATGACGTTCCGATGAAAATTGTCGTCGTCATAGCCGCTGCCCTTGTGCTCTGCGCCGCAGTGCTCGCATTCGTAGATAGCGTAGAAGTCGCGGCGCGACTGGGATGTGATGGATTTGATCCGCATGGGTGGTAAGGGGTGGAAAGGTTGAGGTTGCAACGTGAAGCTGAATTGGGCGCACTCCGTCGGGCCGTGGGGGTCAGTCCTTGGCGCTTGGGAGCACTGGGCGCCAGATATGGAGCTTGATTGGCGGGCGGCCCACCCATGGAGCGGTCATCCATTCAGGTCGGGGGCGCTGGTCAAAATCCGCAGCAGTCGCCGGGGTCTTGATGTATTTGGTCGTGGCCATGGGTTGGGTTCCGCTGGTTGACGGTGGCAGGATTGGGTGCGGCTCCGGTGGGCCGCGCTGGATCAGGCCAGCAGCCGCCGAACCTGCGATCGGTTGCGACCCAGCCGCTCGGCTATGCGCCGCTGACTGAGCCCAGAGCGGTGCCACCGGCGGGCTCGCTCGCGATCGGTCTCAAGGAACCAAGCGACGACCGCCAGGACGATAACGAGGGGCACGAAAGCCGAGAACAGGATGCAGGAGATGGAGGCCATGGTTCGGATTGCAATGGGGTGGGGTGCTCCGGGGCCTTTCAAGGCCTCGCCGGAGCGGTTGCTGCGTGGCTGGCTCGAAAGGCCATCACCACCCCAGAACAATAGGGGCAGAATTGGGTAACTGGCAACAGGTGCGGCCGCGCTTCCCTGAGATCGCCCTTCCTGCCCTGATTCTCGGGTATTGCGGTTTGTTAGGCAAGCAATCCAGGGCCATGGCGTAGCCCATTCGGGTCTGGACATGCATAATTGGGGAGACCAGCACCGATCCCATGACCGAAACCACTCCCTTTGTTGAAGACCTGGACGACGACCAAGAGGACGAGGGCCCGTCTGAGGCCGTAGCCGAGGTTCTAGACCTGGCTGCTGAGCGGCTTGACCTTGCCGGTTTCATTGAGCTGGCCCTGTTCTCGGTCCACACCGTCGCCGTCGAGCTGAGCGAACAACTGGAGGAGGGAGACGAAATCGGCGCCCCAGTGATGGCCGCCTCCGTGGCCACTCTGGAGCGCCTGCAGATCGCCTCCGTAATTCTGGCCGGCGTTGACTTCGGGGATGGCCCCGAGAAAGGCGAAGGCGAAGAGGGCGAGGATCTGGCGCTGGCCGCCTGATCACCTGCCTGAACGGCAGGTACGCCGCAGGGGCCCCAATGGGGCCCTTTTTGCTGTCAGATTGGCGCCTATAGGTGCGGCGGAGCTGCAACGGCCCGAGCCCGCTCCAGCTCCAACACCCGAGCCAGGGGGATCATGGCCACCTGAGGCACCACGGCATTGCCCAGCGCCTTTAGCCTGTCCACCCGACCGGATAGCCCATCATCTCCTCGACGAAGGACGGGTTGAGATAGGTAGCTGCGCCAGTCGGGATTGAGTCGTCGCGGAGCATCTGGCCAGGCAGGCTGGCGTTCTTGCTGTCGTTGGCGGTGGGGGTGGGCAGCAACTGGGCCGCAATCGTCAGCGGCATCCCCATCCCGTTGCCGTTCTTGGCGGTCAACTTCACCTGCTCCCGCCTGGCCAGCCACGTTTCCGGCCGCTCCCCGTCGTTGGCCACGCAAGCTGATGGAGTCGGCAACATCTCCCGCGCCATCACCGTCTCCAGGCTCGGGAACCGATCGCCATCCAAGTTGCCCCTGCTGTTGACAGGCGCCGCCATGGCTGAGCAGGCGCGAGGCGTAGGCAACGCACCACCACCTGTCCCGCTGATGGCAGGCACCCACAGCCGCTGCCGGTATGCACGCCCATTCCGCGTCATACCCTGCCTCGGCCAGCGCTCCGAGAACGTCGTCCATTCCTCGG